ATTCATAATCATCCCATATCCAGTTAGGTCCTGATAATATCTGTTTTCTTAAATAGATATAATATCCTGTATGTTCAACTTCTTCAATTCTTGTGATAGAGGAGTTACCCGTTTGTACATAAGCTAGTATAATAACAGCAGCAGCCTCAGCCATAGTCAAAATATTAGTAATATGTAATGAACCCGTATTATTTGAATAGACTATCTGATATGTATTAGGCGTGGCGGTTAATGTACCAGCTCCCCACGTCACAGAAGACCCGTTAATAATCCCTGAACCTGCTTCAATATTTACCGTGAAAGAGGGGGCAGTAAATGTTATACGAGAAAATGAATCTTTTCCTGTAGTTAGATATTTTGTGTAAAAAATCATTTGCTGCCCAGTAGGTCCGACTACAACGCTAGGATGACTATCAGGTCTCCTGTTATCCGTATCAAAAGTGATCTTTTGAGTTGTAGAGGGTAGGTATGTCATAGATATTGTACCAAAACACTAAATTTTTGTTTATTATAAGCTCTATAGTTTAATATCTATAGATTATTTTATTAAATGATAATTAATCAAAAATCAAAGAAGGACCCTGGTGCCTGGTAAATCCCCCGCCGGTTGATGGCACTAAGGTCTCATGGGTATTGTATACCTTAATATACTCGTTCCTCAGTAATGTTTCGGTATCTATCCCATCAGAGACTATTAGGGTTACCGGATAACTACCAGGAGCTGTATATGTGTGGGATGGATTTTGTAATATAGAATGAAGAGACCCATCTCCAAAATCCCAATCCCAGGATATAGGCCCTACTAAAGAAAGATCTATAAAATTTACAATTAAAGGAGTAAGCCCTTCAATAGGTGTAGCTGAAAAATCTGCAACTAAAGCCATCTTTTACCCGTCCGTTCTTATTACCCATAAAAGTGCCCTATGAATATTCTTTAGTCAAAAATTAATGTTGGTCCCTGTTCTCTTACAAAACCAGTACCAGATTGCTCCAGAGTTACCTTAATATAATATTCTTTAAACTTAGTACCTTGTGTAGAGACATTATATGCCGTCAATATAACAGAATAATACCCGGGACTTGCATAACTGTGTACAGGATTTTGTATATGTAAAATAGATGAATTATCTCCAAAAAACCAGCTCCAATCTATAGGAGACCCTATAGATGTATCAAAAAATTTAATTGGAGTGTTAACTAATACCTCCACTGCATCAGCATAAAAATCTGCTACTATTGGAGTTAATGATTCTGTCTCATAAGCTCCCATATCCGGGGGAGATTTTCTTAGAACATCTATGAAATCATCAATAGGGGTATTCGCATTAACTAACCCTGTCGCATAAGAGGGGGAGGTATTTAGGAGTCTTAGTGGGTAAGGGGGTAATCCTCCGAACTGTGGGTCAGCTGTTATTTCTGTTGGATCAAGTGCTATTGGATCCCCATTATTCGAGTAGTTATATCCCGATGAATTATTATTACTATGAATAAATGTATGTATATTGCCTGGATTCTCAATATATAGATCAAGATAGAATCCTAATCCTGAATCAATGATATTATTGAAAATTAAAAATGACTCAATATAACCGCTTGAATCATCAGCATAAACATAAACTGCAATCGTATCAACACCGATATTATAAAAAGTATTATTAATGACATTTACGTTCATTATCTCAGAATAATATTCAATATCCATGCAAGTATATGACAGAGAATTATTCATAAAAACATTATTAAATAACTTAACAAATCCGGGGCAGTTGTCTATTAAAAGATACATCGCCCCATCAAATGTATTTTTATAAACATTGATTAGAACAGTTGCACCAGATACAGTGATACTTGATGTATCTGTACTACCTGTAAATAAGTTATTTCTTATTTCAATAGCTTCTGTACAACCTGCATCTATATAAATTGGATCTGAAAAATTTCTGAGTATATTATCATAAATATCTTTTAGAGGATTTATAAAGGATTGATATGCAGTCTGATTAAGTCCTTCTATATCTAAATTCTGAGGAGATAACCCTGTAAAAGATTCAGATTGAAGACTCCATGTTTTCTGGGAACCATAGCTATTTATAATAGCCCCGTTAAAAAGAATACCATTGGGTACCCTATCACTACCACTTACAATAGGTTCTACGATAGTTGAAGCTATACCTATCACATCTGTGGTAATAAAATCAGTATTATATTTTCTCCCTAAAGAGCCTACCTCTTCACTTACAATTATAGTACCATCAGGAGTTGGATTTGTCTCATATATAGCAATCCTAGGCGGGTCTCCTAATGCGAATAATCCTGTCCAATTTGTAAGACTATGGGAATCTGTAGCGTATAAGACATCATCTACATAGAATTCAATTGTTGTTGCCTTGACTAAAAAAGTGTATAATCGACTTACACCAGATGTAAACTTTGGAAATGTGGCAATTTCCGAAGCCCCTTTAATTATCTGACAGGTATATGGGATTACAGGATTACCGGGTAATAAATCTGCTGATGATGTAATTACAAACGAATAACTACCTAAATGAAAACTTGTATAACCAAACACTGTACCTGGTGTAGCAAGATAGAACCCAGGGGAAAATTCATAAGTTGTTAAATTCTTTTGTGTGATTGTGCAGCTTATTGCTACAGCTTGATCTAAGACAGGGAAAGGAGGTATTCTTGCAGAATTAAAGGTTACATCATAATTAGTATTTGTAACTACTGTATTAATAGATGTTAGCTCATAGCCTTGTAGTTGTTTTACCAGCCTATTGAGGGATAATGCAGCTTTTTCTTCAGTATCATAAGGGAAAGTTTCCGTCCCCGTGTCTTTTATATAGTATGCCATTAAAAAATTACACCAATCTTAAATTTTTTATCTTGTCACTTTTTTTATCTCTATTCCTACATTCCTTTTATTAACAATACCTGTACCCCATAAATATGCTTTTTGCTGCAACCCTGGAGCTATATCATATGTAGCGCTACTAAGGACTTGTATATAACTATCCATAGTCTTTGTATCTTGGTTACCTATGTTCGATACAGTTAAGGATACTGTATATATACCTGGATGAGAATAATAATATGTTGGATTTCTTTCTGAGGAAAAGTGCCCATCCCCAAAGTCCCATAGCCAACTTTCAATAGGCCCCAGGGATTTATCAGTAAAATGCACAGTTAATGATATTGTACCTTTTCTTGGAGAACCTATGAAATCAACAGTACTCATGTCTTATGACCGTTCTTTCAAAGTTATGAAAAATTAAACATAGCTTCATAAAGAGTCTCCAGTTTAATATTCTTTACAAGGTATCAAGATACCCAGCTCTACCTCTACCCTCAGCATAATAGGGGGCTATATCTTTACTAACATCCCAGATCCTTAGTTCATCCATCTTCATGGTACTATTAGGTAATATATCCGTCCATGTGTTGGAAAAAGTTATAGGGCTGCTATTTTCAAATCTTATAACTTCAATTTCTTTTAAATAATAAGAAAAATTTCCTGTGTACATTTTTCCCGTATTGCGATTAAACCCAACAAATGCCCATTTACCAGGTTCAACTATATTATCTTTGGATCTAAAGATAATACTATTATCTTCAAATACCATATGAAAATTCTGATCGAAGTACAGTCGCCAATAACAACCTGAATCTCTGTCAAAAGATTGTGCTATGATGAAGTCAGGAATAGGGATATATACATCGACGATAATAAAGCCACTTTTAGTTATAGAATAGTCATCAGTACTTGTTTGGGCAATTAAAATTACGGTATACTCACCTGGATAGTAGTATGTATGATTTATAGTTTGAAAACCATCTCCTTCAATTATAACTCCATCACCAAATATCCATTTTCTATGAATAATAGTCATATCAGTAGGGTCACTAAAAGTAGTAGTAAGATACCCTGATCCTGTCCTGTACGTTGCAATTATATCCGGTTGTATCATAATATTTATGCTATCGTTATTTGTTCAGATTTTGTATGTGATCCAGCCCAATTTTTAGCTGTCAATTTAACCACATGAATTCCTGTAGTCCCAAAAGAATGAGTTATTATCCCAGAATTATATAATGATCCTTCAATATCCCATGTGAGTGTCTTCGGAGAATACATCGAAGCATCTATGAATCTTACAGGATACCCAACTATACCAGTATACAATTCATAAATAAAATCTGCTATTGGGATTTGATTAACATTTACCCATGCTTGTACAGTCCCAGTAAATCCTATATATTTATTATTACGATAACCTGACATCCCTCCATTATATATAGCACTATGACAATTATCTACTATGCCATCTTCAAGGGTAAGCGATGATTGACCTTGATCAATTATTTCTATAGAAGTGCCTGCCCCAGTTTCGAAGTCAAATACTATTCCTGTCAAACCTGCCCCAGATGCCCCCCATAAAAAATCTCTTTCATAAGAAGAATAGTCTATTAAATTGATATCAGCTGTTTTGAATTTAAGATATAGCTGAAGGTCTAAGTCACAATATACTCCCGTATCACCCTGTAATCCTGTGTGCCCCACCATACCTATACAAGTATCACCTTGGATACCTGTATACCCAATTACGCCCTCTACTCCTGTATCCCCTTGAAAACCTGTATAACCGTGGATACCTGTGGCACCTACTTCACCTTGAGCCCCACGATCCCCCTGTATAAATTCAGAGGTTATTGCAAAAGTAGACATTTTTGAATAAAGATTTATTTTCCTTACCTCAAAATTGGATAAGGATTGCTGAATTATAAGTTGACCAATAGGTAGAGCATTAGTTAAAGTATTACTATCACAAGAATCTATATATGACACAGATTTTTTAATAGTATCAAAGATAAATTCACCAAGATCTACAGAGTAATAGATATTTATAGCAGCATAATATCTTTTTTCACTCGGAAGAGAAAAAAAAGATCGTTGTCTTAAGGGTAAGATGATGTTTGATAGGGATACTATCTTATTGTTATATAAGACATTTCCTATATTAACAATATAGTCTATAGAACCATCAGGATTCTTCCGCTCAAATATGTTATTTGCATTATCCATAAAATTTTATTTCCGAACAAGAGGCTTATTAATTAATCTGTACATCGCTATGGATGTATCAGCATTTTCTACATACCCTGGAAGATATTCTGTACCAGTATCCTCATAAAATCCAGTCTTATTTTCACTCCTAGCTCTATAGGTCTTACTGAATATAACAAGTACAAGTTCTCCTCTTAAGAAAGGGTACGTCATTTTAGATCTTACCCGAGCCAAAAAAGGTATAAAAACTTTTCTTGGTGTCGAAATTGTAAGATCCTCACAATGAGATATAATATTAGAAGAGCACTCTTTATAAAAAGGTCTACCAAGTTTATCCCCGACATTATTGGGCTGAGAAAAAGTAAGATCTTCTCCTACGTATTGAGAAACTATCGCTGATAATTTCACAAAACCTGTGTCGATCCTGAAATTAGAAAAATCAAGGTCATCTACATTCGAAAAGAAATTATCATTAAATACCTCATCTGAATTAACAGGGATATGCTCAGCGGGCACAGCGTAAGGTTCACCTGATATAAGATCACTTGACCCTGTCCCCAAATTTGTTATATAAACAAAATCTGAATTCTTAATAATCTCTACTGTCATCTCGCTTGGTAAATTGGCAATAGACTGGTAGGGAACATACTTATAGAAAACAGATGAAACCGGAGTATTAGTGATACCCGGTAGAGTATCCAGTTTAACTAAAATGGGTATCAAGATAGTACCAGAGGTAGCTGTCTTTCTATCGTCAAAGGTTACCACAATAGTAGAGGTACCTAACCCTGTAACACTGGCGATGGGTATCATTGAATAATAGTCAACACCTGTAGAAGGTTTATACCATGCATATTGTTGCATAGGATTATCACGGGCATCACAAGAACTTATACCTAATATTGAACCATTAACTAAACCATTGGGTACGCCGGGACCATCAGCTATAGATATAGTGACATTTGAGCCATTAACAGACCCAACTTGATAAAGGACTCCTACATGCATCCCAGAAACTGCTCTGGAAGCAATATTGAAATTTGCTGAAAAAGAAGTTCTAAGAGCGTCCTGATTTTCACCTGTAGCTTTTACTGTAATACCTACATTAGGATTTGTTCCCCCAACTGCGTCACCAGTAACAATCGCTTCCAGAGTAACCTCTATGATAGAATCTCCGGGAATAGTAAAAGCAGGATCAAGATATATGAGAATATTGCTTGTATCTGAATCTTCCCGATCTCTCATGGTCAGATTATTCTGATAATCAATACCTACCTTATATATCGAGCCATTTACATTTTTAATGGACTGTACGCCATAAACTGCATACCCATTTATATTCTTAGGGATACGTAGGATACTTGTCACAACAGTAGTTTTCAAATAATAATGATAAATCACCAAAGAGCCTTTATACTGCTGACCTTTAAATTTCTTAAAGCCTCTCAAATAATCCTGATCATTGTGGGCATCATGTCCTACCAGTTCATAAAGAGTTTGGTCATCAAAATTATTCTGAATAACTTTTGCTGAATAAAGCTCAGTATAGTCATGGTATCCTGGGATATTCTCTGGCAGCTCTTCCAGAACTTTTTTAGGTATTCTTGAGTTTATACCATTAAAGTATATTGAGGTATTTGGATTACTTGACACCGATCTATATTTTACTGCAATGGGATTTTGAGGGACTCTACTTAAGCCTATTTTAGAATAATCCATGTAATTCGCTGTGATGACATAAGTCACTCCTTCAAGATCACCACCAGCAGGAGCAAAGTTATCTTCAATATGAAAAATAACCTTATTGGTACCAAATCCCTCGAAGATCCCACCAACTGGTTCATTAGTAAGAATACTATCTCGGCTTATATACGCTGAATAATAGGAGGGATCATTATGATACAGACCTATATCGATAGGACCAAATGTTAATTCTGCGGTAGTTATCTGGATATTTGGATCAATAATTTTTTGATCTGCCACAATAATGGATGCCGAGGACACTCCTCCTCTTACCAAATTCTGATTATCAGTGATACCTGTGTATGTGTCTACCATCATCATGGAAGTACCATATTGAAGACCCTGCTGATCCTTATCACTCAAATTAGTATTGAGTGTATTAGATAAGAGCTTCTCAAGATTCTTTTCCAAGAAATAGCTATATGACTGAATACTTATCTGTCTGCGGATATCAACAACATCATCAGATATGATATGGTTGTATGTCAATCCGTCAGGTCTTATTGCTCCGATATTAAAATCTGTAGAGCCATTTATATTGCTATCTACGTTAAATGCCGCTGAATTTCTTCTGGTAACAAAAAACATAGGGATAGCCCAGCTATATCCGTCATATGTGCTACGGCATCTTGAACGCCATAATCCATAATCCCCATTCTCTTCACCCATATTATCAAAAGTATAGCTACCTGCATCATTAGAATTAAGATTAGGACCAAGACTATATACAAAATCATGACCAATACCAGCTTCGGTATAGATATAGGGATCGACTCCCTCGACTATTCTTATCCTATATTGGATTTGAACTCGTTTGGTAGTTTCAGTACCAACTTGTGGATCTATAATATTATCTGGAAGATATTCTTCAGCTCCAGAAAGTACATTACCTTCTGGATATATTCTTCCTATAGACTTTGTTGATAGATCAGTATTCTGGACTACAATAGATCCATTTGAATAGGCTGAGATAAAACCATCTGATCCACAGAACCAACCATTATTATTATCAAGTAAAAAAGCATCTCTGAGATCAGATCCTATACCTAAATCAAGCAACTCCCATTTAGCCCCACTATTACTACTATACAAAACGATACCATAATCACCTACGATCCATACTTTATCTTCAACAGAAAAAGATATCTGAGCAGGGGTAATGCTAGAAAAACTTCCATAAGAAGGTCTGAAATCAGAAGGATGACCAAAAGGTTCATAATCAATTGTCGATTCAAAAACCCTCACCTTTTCACGTCCACTATCTGGAAGAGGTGCATCAGATAATTTATAAGGGCTGAGTATTTGATTGATTGCATTTTTAAGTTCTTCTGAATCAGCATACAGATCAAGATCAAGAACATTGATGTAGTTGATATTATCCTGTACTCCGGAATATTCCAGAACAAGGGAATTAGGGTATGTATTTGGAGAAATCTTATATATAAGATTCTTAAAGTAATTTCTGGAACTTGGGTATACTGCGATAGTAAACTTTATAGCAAACTCCCGCTTAATGTATACTTTGTTTAATCTATTAACCCTATCTGGAAATATATCAGAGATAGTCTTATATGTTCCATTATACCATATTCTATCTGACATCTCAGACCATGAAAAACCACTATCTGAAGTACGGAAGATTCTCCCATCATCAGATGATGCTACTCCATCATTCAAATTAAAAAATGACATAGAAGTGATATTTGAGGTTATTGTAGCCCCTAATGCCACGTTAATCATATTGTATTTCTGCCAGATATTTCCACCATCTTTTGTCATTAGAAGAGTACCTTTATCTCCGGAAACCCATCCCACAGCAACATCATAGAAATAAACTGTGCTAAGATTTTCAGTGACACTGGAGGTCTGTGCCGAGAGTACAAAATTTGTACCATCAATAGAAAGAAGAATAGTCCCGTTATCCCCCACTACACAGATATTCTGATCATTTATAATAAAAAGATTCACCAGATTATCCCCTACAGGGGTTTCAAGAGAAAACCAAGTTTCTCCACCATCTAATGTCTTAAGGATCACTCCATCATTACCAACAGCATACCCTAAATAGAGATCGTAAAAACTTACCTTATTAAAAGTAGTATTAACAGGTGTCTCAATAGATACCCAGTTTACACCACTATCAATAGTTTTAAGAAGAGTCCCAGATTCTCCTACGGACCAACCAATATTTTCATTGTACATCCAAATACCATTAAGAGTGCTTACTTTTGATATAGGTTGCGGCTTAGCGACCCCCTCAAGTGATTCTGTAGTATTTCCCTGAGGGGAAACTATGGCTCTCCAAACTTCAAGAAATACACCATCTACTCGGGCACCAGATCTTATTGAATCATCAAAAACAACACTATTGACATGCCGTACAGGAGTATTGGTGTTGGTGACATATATAGGCCATCCATTTACCATAGCCACTTCAGGTTTGGCACCGTTAGGGTCCTGAGTATAAAAACTATTATTAAGATCATTGGAAGTAAAAACTGGTCGATAGCTTAACCAACCCGATGGAAGATGAGCTGTAGATTTCCTAGTAAGTATTTCCTGAAATTCCTGAGCGTTATTGAGCTCAATATCTAATGTAGGTTTACCCTCTTGAAAAACGACTTTATCAAAAGCATACCCTAAACCCTCGTAAGAAGTAGAGATGTTTTCCCCATGGTTGGTCGCCATATTAAAATCCCCGTTTGTTTACTTTTTCATCAATAATTTCTATATCTCTCAAGCTAATATTATCTATATCAAGATATTCTATCTCAGAAGTATCTAAATCCCCGACGGGATTTTCATCTGCTGGATAATACGTAAAATAGGATACTTTATAATATTTAGTCTGAGGAGGTGCACCGTCTGTAGTACTTACTATGATTTTACCATCTGATTGAATATAAGCCCTTCCCGTTCCTTTTGATACATCTATCGAAGAGGATACAAGAGTAAGAGGAATGTTATTCTCATAAACTCCTCTGAAATAATTTGAATCACCACCATTATCAGATGTCTTATAGGACAAAACTCGATCGAGACTTCTATAAGAGGTTACTCCAGAAGCACTGGCTTTATTAAATGTCTCAAAGGTAGAATAACCTGTAGGGTCCAGCGGTATAAAGGAGCCATTTCTTTTCATCATTCTAGTAAATGGTATCCTAAGATCCTTCACCCCATCAACACCACGTACAACACCCGATATCGAGCTCTGAGTTAATGTGTCCCCCATTTTAAGTCGAGAGACATAGTTTGATATAGCTGTAACAATTCTTGATTTAAGAAGATTAATGTCAGTACCAGTTTTTCGTATAACTACAAAACTTATATCAGCAAAATTTCTTATAGCCTGCTTAGTAATAACATCCCCGCAAGCATGCTTCATCACATCAATTTTTTCCTGGACTTGTTTTACTAAATCATTTGTAATAAATGTCACATTGAAGTTTTCACTCGCCCTATATGAAACAGCTATTCTATCTCCATGTCTTATCTTGCTATGGTATAGAAGCTCAAGATAAGAATAGGAAACATCACTACCTATATTAACCGAATAATCAACATCCTTTATATAAGCGGTACCTCCGCCTGTAGGAGTAACAACTATTGAAGCAGCATCTACCCCTTTTAAAACCAACCTGGCTGGGGTATCATAAAGCATATCATGCTCTTCATTTGATACTGATACAAATTCCTGAATATTATCAGATTCATTAAAGAAGAATTTCACAGCATCTTTAGCAATGCTTGAATTACCATTTAATATTGGATCCTCATACTTTACCAAGCGATATTTCGATGTATCAATAGTTGCCCCAGCAGAAGTAGTCACTGAAACTATTGATTCCACAGGCTGCTGAGAAAGAACCAGCATATTTGAGCTTCTATACAGATAGGCTACTTCAACTACATCAAAGGTAGCCAGACCAATAGTTAAGTTCTGCTGATTTTTATCTATTAAAATTGTATCACCTTCCCCAATTATTTGAATATTGGACAAAGAATAATCTTTTCCACGAGTAAGGTTTCTGATTTTATTTACTGCCACTATTGGATTATCTACGCTAACTTTCTGATTTTTACATCTTAATCTAAAATCAGTTGCATCTGAAACATAGAATACTTCCCCAACTTTATTTCCATAGGTATCAGTTGGGTATTCATAGCTAAAAGCAACCTGGTCAACCATCTGCATCAGCTTAGTTCCTCTGGTGTATACATCGACCTTACCCCCGATATGACGATTATCTGTGGTATCATAGTCCCTCATCATCAAAGGATCACCGGCTATTTCCACTCGTGCCTGTATCACTCCAGAGGTGTCCATAGCTGTTGAATTGTAGCCCCCCTCTGTCCCAGAATCATATTCTAACTTTGCGACTTTTATTCTATCTGTCAGTTGCTGGTTTGTTTCCCTATCATTACCGTACCTTGTTGGGATTTCATTTACAACCCGTAAGCTTGGGGAGACGTTTAATGCAACAGTAATGGATTCTGCCGGTACATTACCCTTATTCCCTGGTGACTGAGCTACTATATCTGTTTGGATCTCATAGCGCTTCATTGCGGGATTATAGTAAGCATCTGGATTAGCTGCGCTCAATATCTTAGTACCTACTACTGCGAAAGTTATTGAACCAATACTATTATCATAATCTGGTGATGTTGATATAATAGTATTATCCATGATCATAATATCATTTATAGGACGAATCTCTGTATAAAAAAGAGCTGACCCAATGGAATTAGTAGATCCTTTTCTTTCAAGGTCATAGTTGGAAGCATACTTATTAAATTGCTCATCTATCAGCATTTGGAGGTTACTTGTATCTGTAAGACCAAGAGCTGATGCTAAAGATCTTTTACGGATATTAGTAGAAATAGGATCACTTATACCATCCCCATCAGCATCATCAAAAACTAACAAAGTATCCAAGGACAGACATGAGAAAATAAAATCCTGAATAACGTACATTTTCTCAAACTCAAGAGCAATAGGATCAGAAAGATCTCGTATTACCGATCCAGGAACAACATTGATCAAATCATTATTGACCATCATTTCCCTTGAGATAGAAAAAAGAATGTCACTTCTGGATCTCTTAGGTAAATTCTGATAATCTGTAGTATAGGTAAGAAATTGCCCCTCTAATTCCTGAGAGTAGGGGCTCTCCACTAATTGATTCAATGCCTTATCAAAAGTCCTTACCGTGGTTATCATGTAATAGATAATATCACTGCTGATAGTTTGACCATCAGCCAAAAAGATATTTGATATCTTACCCTGTTGAACTAACTTAGCCAATACAGACTTATTTAAACTATAAGTATAATACTCAGTAGAAACCTGTTGACTCCTTGTAGTGATTACTGTAATATCATTGACAGTATCCTTATAGGAGGAAACATCCAATAATATATCCTCAGTTTCTGATTCATCTATGTTAGTGACTGGGACATCATTCATAAGTACATAATCTGTACCTGGAACCATACTCATATAAAAGTTACAACCGGAAAAATCATTATCAAGATTAAGAACAATACTGGAAGCAGGTACCATCACTTTTATATAATCCTTGTATCTTCTCATCTTAAGCCCAGTAACTGGGTTAGCAGATGCCGTAATATTATTCTCAGCAGTTATATTTGCGATAATTTTTGAATATTCACTGGAGTCTAAAACTTCCCCAATATGAGATAAAACATTATTTACTTTGTATGCTTTGAAATCCATAGTAAGCACATCATTAACTAAGAGTTCAAAGATACCCTCAGAATAAAATGACCATGGGATCGATGTAACAATTGTATTTGATGTTCCTATTCCTACATTATCTGTGGACTCTACAGACCAAGTTCCTGGAATCCCCCCACGATCAATCTTATACCGATATTTGACTATGATTATGGTACCCTGTTCAATTTCCCCGGGAACAACTGGAACATATCCTGAGATAGACTGCAGAAGAGCATCAGAATAATAAACCTGATCCCCTGTGGCAGACCAGTTCGTTATAGGATATAAAATTATAGGTGCTGGAATCATACTTTAATAAACCAATCGTTGTCTTGTAAGGGCATTCATACTCAGATACTGTGAGTATTCTATTGGATTGTTACTCTGTGACGTAAAAGTTACTGTAACTAATATCATAGAAGGATCTTCCGTATCAACTATATCAATTTTTATAAGATTACCAAAAAGTTCTCCAGGATCAAATTTTCTTCCAGAAGCTTGCATTTGCTTCTGAATAGTTCTGAACTTCTCTATAGCGGAACCTACCTGTTCACGAACTCGGGTGTATAAAAGTTGTCTATCAGATATTTTTGTACCAATCAGAGAATGAAGCTCAGTACCATACCATGAATGAAAGGCATTAGAAGAGAGCTTTGTAGTTATGATCTTTTCTATCTGTTGAAGAAGAAGTATCTCTTTGGATACCATTTCAACATCACCTCGCCCATTAATCAGCAAGTCATCAACAGTTTTAACGTTAAGACATTTTGGACAGGTATCTGATAAAGTCGTATAATAAAATTCTATGATAGGGTCATAATTTTTAATTTTATTAAAAAACTCAATATTTGTTATGACTACAAGGCTTAACGTCTGCCGAATGCTCTTAATTGAATAAGTCGTATACGGGTATATAACTCCATTTATGCGAACCTTTAAAGAAGCAGCTGATGCCATAGGATACGGTAAGTATACCGTTTTTCTGTCCATCTCAAGCTGCGCCCGTGCCCACAAAATTTTATGATCACAATAATTTTGAAGTTTAATATCGTATGACATATTAATTAGTCAAAGATAATAAGAGATTATTAATGGCTAGCCATAACATCTCGATTAGTCCGAGTTTTTCTTTCAAGTATATCTGTCTGCATTTCCACAGTAGATTTTCCAGTCTTGGAATCCATCTCAGATTTTTTTACAAAAACTCTATTTCCATTGATATTTTTTGTAGCTACCTCATCACAAAAAGGTATATCACCACCATACTTTCGACGGACTCTCTCACGAACGCAATCTTCAAGATTTGTGTCCCTATCATATAAAAATGTTTTTGGGAATCCTACAGAGAGAGCAATTTTTCTTAGATATTTACCACTTACTCTCATAAACTTTCCATCAAAACTTTCGATACCCAGCTGAAGTTTATCTTTTATTCTACTGATATTTTGATTGACAGCTAAGTTAGTAGTATAGTTGTTATTAGAGATACTCTCAAGAGTTGTATGTTCTACTTTATTTTCAGCTACAAAAGATTTTGAAAGCTCATTTACAGAATTTACAAGACCATCCACAACTGAGTTACCTATTCCTTTTACCCCTCTAACAAGATCAAGTGTCAATTTAACATTGAGTATCAGCTTATCCAGACTAACGGAAAAATCTTCTAATTTTAAAAGTATCTCTTTTTTATGTGGTATAGCGTCTACATACTTATCTGGAAGATTATCCCCATCATATTGACCAAAATATATAGAGATGTCTCTAAAGACTGTCATATAAAAACCTTCCTCCATCTGATCTAAAGGAGTTAGTTGATATGTGTCTTGCAATATATCCGCATATTTCTTAACAGAATTCTTTTTACCATAGTAAATTGTGCTATATCTATCAAAATAATTATTCTGGAATTTTATATAAGAATCCGTAGTAAAGTTATCTGGGATAGATGTAAAGATAGATTTGAACTCAAGAATATTCTGATACAAAGATTTTATTTTATCAAGGTTTTTGACTGAATCATTGTACTCTTGTTGATTCTCCTTTATCTTATCCTGATATTCCTCGATAGATTTCTGAACGGATTCTAAGGTAGCTTCCAGATGAGACTTTTTAAGTCTCATCTTACTTAGTGTATCACAGTATTCTTCAATTTCATCCTGTAATGATCCGTACTTCTTTTTAAGTAAGTTAATAGTTCTCAAAAAAGATATGTTGGGTATATTGGGAAGCATAGCTTCTTCAATAGCTATAGCACTCATTACTGGCTCTGAAACAGTACACGGGACTACATCATCCGCAGTTACATCACTCATAACAGGATAATTAGGATCAATACCATTACTTGATAAGAAAGATAGAAAATCTTCCCTTACTACTAATATATGTCTATTAATATCCTCTATCCTTCTTTTTAATATTCTAATTCTATCCTCATGATATTCTTTCTGATTTTTAGCAATTGTCATCAGTTCTTGAATATCCGCAATACTATTAGCTTTTACATACGTATCTTTTCTTCTTCTCATATTTTACCCCAAGCCAAGCATTTTTAAGAAAATGGAAATAGCTTTACTAGTACTCTCATACTTTTTCTTTAATCCTTCTACCTGATTTTCTGGAACGATATCTTTTACTCTGTCAGGATTACTCAAATCTGGAACGCCATACAATAAAATTAATCCCAGCATTATCCCCTTTTCATTAAAGGTAGCTATCGGAGCATTTTTTTCAACCTTCGCTGCATCCTTTAAATAATCCTTTAAAGATTTATCACTAATAGAGGTCTCTTTAGCAGAGGTACTCGAATTACAAGCTTTATTAAATCGATCTACAAAACCTCTCATACCACCATTTTCAAGAGGAAGATTTAAAACCATGAATGTCCCCCGCATGCTAAAAGAAGACAATCGAGCTACAAGATTTTTTATTTTCTCAGTAACTTCCAATAAATCCTCGACTTTTTCGCCGTAAAACTTAAGATAGTCATTTATAGCATCGCTCCCTGTTCCAACTAAACCTACGAGCTTATCTGTAAGGGCATCAAGGTTATTAAACATCCCATCTACCTGTTTACCGAGCATTCTCCTCACAGTCAGTGATTGCCAATCCCCTTCAAGATCCAAAGGTGACAGAAGCTCACCGCTTATTGATAGATTCATATACTTTTTTAGTTCTGATATTGGTATACATTCCATCGGGACATTTGCAACAACCTGAGGTGTAGCTATTGGGCTACTTATAGATTTTAAATATGGATGTTCTTCAAGGTAGTCATCCCCAAAAACAGAATAAATTTTATACAGATAAGTAGTATTTTGTTCAATATCAAAATCTATATAACTATATGAGGGTCTTAGTGGGGTATATTTTTGTTTTATGATAGGGTCATCACTAGTAAATATGTTGCCAGACACGTCAACTCCATCTATATTAAATGTAACAGGTATCGATCCCAGCTTGTTCTTACGATAGACATAAAAAGAACCAACGGGTATTTCTGGGGATTCCCATTTCAATTTAACTCCAAGAGTCATTATCCCCTTTTTGTTATAAAAACCCGGAGTAGCTTTAAACTTTTGAGCAGGTGAGGGATATGGAATCTTAAACCCAAAAAGATTAGATAACTTCTTAAAGTTGTCCATGAGATTTCTCAAATAATCCGGGTCATCTACACCACCAAGCATTGCAATTATAACCCCACCAACTTTGTCAGCTTCTTCAAATTTTGGTGCATCAGAATCTGTACTACTTAAACAAGTAGCATTTACCCGAGTAATAAATTCTTGATACCCCCCAAATGTCGGTATACTATATTTAGGGAAAGTCTTATCAAAATCAGGAATAATAAGACTTGAATATATCCCTGTGGAAACAAGGGAGTTAATGAAATCCTTTAGCGCTTTAGCCAGCTGCTTAATTGCAAATTTTATAAGACCCGATGTGGAAATAACGTTACTACTCAGTAGCCTAATAATTTTCAGTAATAGGGTAATTGTTTCGGTTATCTTATCTAAAGTTTTAAAAAATTTCTCGGCATCCCTTACTGTAGTATCTACACCGTTTAAAGAAAGGGATATCGTCCAACTATACCAATTATCCCCTGAGGTATCCACCGATATATCTTTCTTTTTAGTAACTGTAGGATTTATCGTAGTAGTTACTAATTGAGATGGTTTAAGAGTATATTCCTGTAAAGTAATTGTAGGAACATCAAAATCCTCCAACTTTGGCTTTACAAAATCAGGAACTACATCATATTTAATTCTTACCGACATTTTTAAGATCCCTTTCAATAGCTTTACAGAGCCTATTTAAGGCAGGAGCAAACATACCAGAAATACCGCCGGACTCACCGGCTTCTACCATTACCCATCTTGGCTCTTCTATAACATCTGCCCCAGAGTCTCGATGTCCAAGTTTCCCTTCTCTATTGCATTCTTCAGCATGTTCGCTCGTTGATCGCATCCGAACTCCTTGTGAAATTTCATATAAAGCCAGAGATACTTATTAGATACCGTAGCTTCATTAATAACTGAATTCTTAATCTGATTATAACGCCCTGTACGTAAATATCCCAGAAAATTGCTTAAATCTATTGCAGTGGGATTATTCTCATTAAAATTCTCAGGAGTATAATAATCATAGGTTATATTACCTTGAGAATCCTTCCAAGGCATCCCGAGACGTTCCTTAATATAATTATATTGGATATGAAGATTATGGTCAGATATCTGTATAAACTTAATATCTCCCAAAATACCAAAATAAACATGTGCGGGGGTATTCCCCGATGTAAGATTATATTCTGATGGATTTAGTTTCCCTGTATCCACTGATGTTATCTTTAATGGAAGAACATCACAAGATAAAAATCCTGTGGAATAATTTCCTTTGATAGCATCAATAAATGCGAAAAGATCAGTACTATCAGACAAAGCTTTTGTATAAGTTTTGAAGGTGATCACCTCTATACCGCTATCCGAGACATTAATTGTTCCTTTGGGAGTCATATTTAGAACTTTAAAAGCCACTATATCATGTAATCTTGCGGACAGATTAGTTCCCCCTATAGCTATCGAACTTGAGATATCCAAAAGTCTATCTGATGTGTAATTCCTATAGCTATTAGAAAGCACATTACTATCAAATAACGGGGTAAATATATTATCAGGATAAGGTTTTATAGATCTCAAAAAGTCAGACAGAAATCCCAAATTAACACCTGCAAGATTATACGAAGATAATGTATACGTGCTATGATATGCTATATCGCACTTAATTGTGATTCTATCATGAGTTTGAGGAATAACATAGGTGGCCTTATTAATAGTATAATTACTACCAGATACATTTCGTATCTTAATTTTTATAGCGGTATACCTATGTACACTTACGTACATCGTAAGATTAGTACCTGTTGTACTTATTAGTCTATCAAAGTATGATGGTAAAAGATTCTTACTCATAGATCCCGACAAGCCATGACCATCTGGATCTAATACAGCCTCTATAAGTGAAGTCGCTATCTCTGGAGCCAAAGCAGCATTTATGCTACTAGTTAACCCATCAATCGTCCTGTTACTAATATCATTAAAAAAGAAGGTTCGTTCGTACTTATAATTTAAATTCCAGTCACAAGAAACATTCAAGGTATCCGCACCATCATCTATAGTGATGTTAGATGCTGTGAAATTGTACCCAGAAGCTGGTTTAATCTGAAGGACATTATCATCCTTCAACATAATATTATCGATAATTGACCGGGGTATCTGCGCATAAAGATTAGGAAGATAATTATACTCAAAATATCCAGGATTATTCTTATCATCACGAGTAAACTTGAGATTTGCGTAAAACCACTTATTGATAAAATTATTGCTATTTATTCTATTAACAAGATCAGCTATACTTTCTCTGTCTGGAGCCATAGTATGCCCAGACCCAGATAGGGGTATCCCATAACCTAATGCTTTGTCAGGTTGACCAAGATCTGATGCTCTAATAAAATCTACAGAGTCACTCTTAAAATATAGCCAATTATCCTTAATCTCATACTGTGCATTGTAATCCCAGCTATAGATATCAAATGCTAAAATATCCCTTCTAAATCCTTGGGGGTTATTGTTCAATGTGTCATTATAGGCTGTCTCTGGATTCCCAAGAACAAACTTATGAGTTTCCCCATAACTGTATCTTTCTTCCATCATCTTTAGGCGCTGTTTCAAATTGCCTTTAAGCGTGGTACTCATGAGCTGCCAACCAATAAGTTGATTATATTTATATACTATAGACCCGTCATTCATCGTAACATTGAAGGATTTAATAATAGGAGTGTATTCAGTTTTAAGTTCTGAACTCCTATACTTACCCTCTACAGCAGGATCTCCTATTAGTGTGGCAGTAAAAAAAGCTCTAATACCATTTATATCAATTTCTCCCGCAGCATTAAATCTTGTAAGTACTATAGCCTCTACAAGTTCATTGATAGTACCGTATTTTCTAAGATTGAATCTCGCAATATTCTTTTCTGATCCATTAATCTTAGTAAGTACTAATTCTTTGAGTACTCCCACAGCAGGACGATCCTCTACAGTCTTTATTTGATTATACTGATCTTCCGTAAGGGATTTATTACTGTTAATTAAATCCAGAATATCTTGTGGCGTCATATAGCTTTTGTAGTCCCCTGAATTAAAATCTGAAAAGGATAGTGACCATTCAAAGCCATCTATGCAACTTACTTCTAAGATATCTGAGCTATTAACTACTTCCCATTTACCTGATACAGGTATATCTTCTATTGCTGCTTTGTTCGGATTACCATTAGCTGTATACATTGGAAAAGAAAATACAGCATTCTTTATACTTGATACTGTCCGGCTATTAGAATCCTTCCCACTTATCGCTTCAACGTAGGTATCTACATACAAAGTAGTTACCCAATCATAACCTACAGGTGTAAGTATATTATCAGCTATAACATATGCAGATGTCAGTCCACTCTTAGGATCAGCCTCATACACAGAGGAAGCTGATAAGAGTTTTTCCCCTATATATGTAAAGTTATTAAGTTCTTGACATATCTCAGACAAAGTCTTAAAAGAGCCATCTATTTTCTGGAATGAAAAAGTAAATGTATCAGATATAGTGGTATCCTTGTATATCTTTTTTCCATCAAGTATAATGTTATAAAAGACAATATCCAATTTTCTTATCTTTGCACTATCGGTATATACCCGGTAATAAAACTGATCTGTTTCTTTATCCACAGAGCTATATACGCTATTAGTCGAGATATATGGAACGGCGAGGAGTTCAATAGCAGAAACATAGTCTGTTGTGATTATAAAAGAATCACAAGTCCTGGAGCTATTAGCCGTAGGAACTGTACTGGTAATGAAATATGAGTTATTTAATTCATAGGATAATTCTGAGATAGTCTTATACACATTTGATGTACTGCCTGTAACATATAACTGAAATGTATTATATACTGTTTCTCCATTAGTATCATATGCTAAGGTTAGTACTTTTTCCCCAGTGTTATCATAAAATATACCATATCTGAAGTTACTTCTATCATATTGATAGTTTAGAATAATAGACAACCCCGGTATACCATATTTCAGCAAATAATAATTACCAAGATATGAGACATTAACCCCAGGGAGCTCTCTTATCTCATGAGTATAAACCCTATCCTCTATGTTCTTATTAAGAAAAAGTACTCTTGGATCAGATGCCCTATGATCTGCCACATTAGTAGATACAAGTTGGGAACCTTTAATAGGATCAATCACCATATTATCTACAAGAACAGTCTTTGATACTACATCATTTTCAGTATGTGTAAAGATGTTACTTGCTGCAAATAATTTGACCCCTTCATATTTATACTCTGATATCTCTGAGCATACTTTTGATATATCCTTGTACGATACGGTGGGAATGCCTCCTATATCTATTTTATCATATAGGTATATTATCCAGACTATTCCTGGGGTAATTTGACCCGGAGCATCTTTTCTACTTATATCAAAACTAATCCTAATATATTTCCCATCATATGTAGAAGATACCGTAAGCATTGGATTTACTACGGTATATACCAATTGGGATACCAAGAGTATGTCAATAGTAGGTACTTCTACTAATCCTACCGTTATAACTCCTGAGTTATTATCAGACATTTGCTTTAATAACCCCTGGTATAGTATTCCCCGCTCAATACTCATGACCCATCTTATATAGCTATTCTTCCAGGTGTAATTATTATTCTCATTGAGATTATTATAAAAATTCATTTTACCATAAGAGGCATTATACAAATTCCAAGCAAAAAGAGTCTGCTTGTACGTAGTAGCTATCTCCGGAGAAGCACTATCCTCAGCATGGACGAGATCCGGATAGAGTGTTCTAAAGACTGGTCCTGCAGTATCTATTAAGAATCTTAACTGTTTCTCATATGTAGGTATCCGTGTCCTTAAAATATCTGATACACCCTGAACTGTACCTCCATCAGGCATTGCCAAATAATACTGGTATTTACTGTTTTTACGATTAAGATCACCATTGTCAAATGCCCGGGCAATCTTATCATTATAGTCATATAAATCTCTTACAATAAGCTCCTCGGTCTGCCAAGCTTGTTTTTCAAGAAGCAATCTTTTATAGATATTTTCAGGATCATAAAAATTTTCATATACTTTTTCTTCATTGTACCCATAATCTCCTATGATATTCTCTTCTCCACCATCTATAAATTTAAAGCTCCAATTTCTATCCTTAGCTCTAATTACTATACTTTGATAGTAGCCGTCTTTACTCTCGGCATCGTAGATATTCTCAAGAGACAAATAAAAATATCTGAAGAACCCCTTATTAGCATCTTCTTTTATATCATATATAATTATTGGGGGTGCCGGTGGTGGCATAGGTATTGTGTACTTGTCTGTAAAATCATATCTTAGAGCATCCAAAACGTCATCGATATTACGTTCTTCTTTAAATGTTAACTTTGACAGATCTACCGTACCAAGAGTTTCCCAGGAGATTGCTTCAGAATCCCTCTTCACCATCACTTTAAAGTTCTTTGTAGATTCTTTAATAAAGGGAAAAAACAGCTTTAATAATGCTGCCCCAAAAGGCTTCTTTATCCTACGAGTATTATTTGGGAGTCTTTCTACCGCATCCCCATAAGCTGTAGCCCCTAAACTTCCATAGTCATCAGACATTGGAAAATCTTCTTTATCCTGGCGGGTAATCAAGAGTCTGTACCCATCCGGAGAAAGAGCTTCTACAAACGTATCAAGGGATAATAACTTGTACTCATTAGGGTTCTCGGATATTTGGACATTTTTATCAATTATATTATAAGTCTTTATTCCTTTATCCGTAAAAGGTTTACTAATAAGAATATACTCATATGTCTTACCGACAGGAGTTTCTATACTCGAAATAGTATATGAATTCTTAAATCCTTCCACCTTAACTTTATCCCCTACATCTATTACTCGTAAAAAGGTGTAATTACTCGGATCAAAAGATCTATCCTCTACGGGGACATCTACGATATAACCATCCACCAGATTTTTATTTTTAACTATGTATTCATCTTTCCATACCATAAAGATAAGATCTGGTGTCCTATTCCAGTAAGGTCGATCTGATTTAATTATACCAACAGTCACTACCTTATTCTTATCATCCTTGTATGTTACATTACAGCAATAAACTTCATTGAAGGATAGATATTCTTTTCCGAATCTATGGTAATAATCCGGGGCTTGATCACTATACCCTATCGGAAAATATTTTGAGAAACCATTATTTATCTGAGCTATATCTCCGTCTTTAGTAAGTGTGTAATCCTCAGTTTCTACATATTGATCCTCCAGGCTATAATAACCATCTACCTCACCCACTGCATTACTATGCCCGAATTTAAACCCAAGACCAAGCTGCATCTCGGCACTTAAACCTCTAAGTCTCTGTTTGTACCACTTGAAGAATCTCAAGTAAAGTTGCTTTTTGATATATTCATCTTGCAGGAGGTAGTTAATATCCGCTACACCACCCTCATAATTGGGAGTAGAGTTATTTGTTGTCCCACTGTCATTACCTTGACCACCAACAAAAGCTTTTTGTTCTACAATCTGTTCTATCTGAGGTACTGTAACTATCTCAGAGAATTTTCTTTCAGTAAGCTTCTGGATATAAAACTGATCTATATTCTGATACTCTAAATAAACATCAAGACGATATCCTATCGGAAGTGCAGTAATAAATCGGCACGAACAAGTTATTGAATCACCCTCATTCTCATACAGATTATCGAGACCCATATAGCTAAGGGTATATCGATCTAATGGTGCTACTGGAGTAACGAGCTCAACTACCCCATTATTGATAGTATACTCTTTAGTTACTTCTAACTTTCTCTCATTAAGATTTCCTATAGCTATGAAGGATCTAACATCAACAGTAGCATATATAGTTTGATTTCCTGATAGATATCCCCCAATCAATGTTGTGAGATGTGTGTATCCCCAACCACCTAAACCAAACGTATCCTGATTTTTAAGAATAGTTGTGAAAGGAAAAAGAGTACTTGATATAACAGAGGTTATCTTAGGTATGATAGAGGTGACTAAATCTTTCATATCCTTTGTGTTTATATACTGAATAGAAGTTTCTTTTTCTAACTCATTCCCATAGAGATCAAATGTATGCTCTTTTATTGATAGATATTCTGATGTAACTTTCACACTAAATGTACCAGCATACCCAGAAGGAACAGTGTATCTAATGTCAAAGGCACCAACTGCTATAGGTATATAACTTGGCAAGTTAGTGTATTGATCCATAGTGCTTTTTAGAGCATACTTATCAAAAGCATCACTAAGGACATCATTATATGAATTGTTTAACAGAACATTAAAAGGTCTATTCCCCGGCACATATGATTCAATATTCTTAATGCCCTCAAAAAGCAACCCAAAATTATCATAGTCTGAGTATTTTAGGGAAGTTTCTTTAATATTGAGATTGTCTATTACTTCTTTAAAGTTTATTTTATCAATACTAATTTTTACTGCGGCATACCCCGTATGTTTATATGGTGTAATATAAGTATATTGAACCATGGGTTGAGGTCCTGGTGTAGTAAGAACTATAGGCACACTACTGATTTTTATATAATCAAAATAAGTCTGAACTTTTACTTCTGGGTCAATATATGAGTTTAGGGATATTTCAAAATTATCTACATTCTGAGTCACTTTCTGAACCTGATAAATATGATTATTGCCTATACTCAGAATAGTCCCTTCTCTGACGTTATCTATAAGCTTACCCTGGAATGTTATTTGTGAGGTGCCGTGGTCTACCCCAATCATAGTGTTATTTATATTTATCCATTCTGGAGAAGTACATGCATATTTATAGGGTGCTACCATATTCTCAGGTATGGTACTTGATAATGTTACCAACGTACCTTTTTTGGATAAGTATTCAACACCCAATATTTTACTGAAAAATATCCTACCACTTATCTTATTAACAAATGAAACTATCGTACCTGAGATGAAGTAAGTAGAAAGATCAACATCTTTTATTGTAAACTCATTTTTGCCACTGAATAACTCTAAGAGAGTATACTTAAAGAGATCCGGAGTAATATTAAATGTATAGGGAAGATTTGTATACTCTTCATTTTCAAATGGAATCAAAGTGCTGGGACCCCAAATACCCCTACCAAGATAATAGTCTTCTTTATCTGCATGAACTATGGTAAATGGATTATACTCCGGAACAGCCATATACGGGACATTTATCCTAAATGTAGATTTAATAGCCTGGATAGCTTTGGCTAAAGTGTAAATGTCAGAGTAATCCTTGATTAAAAACCTATAGGATTCCGGATTTTTGACACCCGATACATATTCATCAATCACTATTGTATCTCTTACGAAAAGTACTTTAGCACTTCCCTCATATCCTTTAGGTGAATCATACCATATAGTAAATGCGGGCTGTTCAACATCATTGAGAATAAGCTTCCTTGCAGGTATGGTAGTGATACCTGCAATATATACGGGAAGAATAGAAAATCTTATATCGGAAGTCAGAGAGGATCTAAGATTAGGATAAATACCTATGGTAGTTCTTGAACCTTGAGTGGTTATCAAAGTTATTGTGTATATCTCTTGATTATTAACTAACAGTAATCCTTCTTTTTTTATATTTGTATTTAAGAAAAGAGGGCCACCATCCAAGATTATAAAACCTGAGTCTACTGGTACTGTAGTATCTACTGTGACATCCTCAGACATAGCCTGCCAGGTAATTTGATCATCAAATATTGAAAAAACTGGGTCAATAGCTGTTTCAGGAAAAGTCCCATAGATGTCCACCTTGGTAACCTGATTCTTATACGATACATTTCTTAGCATATAATAATTGATCGATTGTGGATCTCTATTTTCTACCTGAAGTATAGTACCAGCTTTAAGAGAATCTGTTTTATCATAACCCTCGATCAAGAATGAATCATCCCCTGCATTTATAACTGTTGAGATAAGTAAAACTGGGGCATATGGGAGGATGTCAGATTCATATGTATACGATCCAACAACAATATCCCTATTCAATGGAGCGAGGGCATTAACAGAAGAATCAAGAGTTATTATTTTCTTAATGTCATCATATTTTGAGCCATTAACAATAAAAGTTTTGTCTGTCCCCTTTATCCCGATACGCAGAATATTCTCAGGAGTTATACTTCCTAAAAAATTATAATTAGATGTTGTTTTATCGCTATCAAACAATATTTTTTTAGGAATAGATACCGCAGGGTTATTAACTTTAAATATTAATCTCTTGCTTCCAATGTCATCCTGAGAGAAGGTAAACACGTCGTCAATTATGGTATATGTATAATTCATGCTCTTATCTATACTTCGAGCAATACAGTTTATCTGTGCCATGGGAGTATATGATGTCCTTAACTCAACAGTGATCTCATCTGAAGGTAGCAACTCAATATACCCAGTGATATAGGATACGTTAAAATCTATACCTTCAACAAGTACTCTTGTCAAGGTTACTTGACCACCTGAATTACCTATCTTATTGTACTTCTTTGTCAATACCAGAGAACTAACTACCAATGGATAGCTATTAAGACGCAGAGTATTTAATTCAACTTTTTCATCCTTTATATCATCCCCTTCTACAAAGTAAGAGACTAAAACAGTACCATCAGAATTAGTAGGAGCACTAAGAGCAAATGCTCCTGACTCTGGATCGATAATAAAGTCTATGTCACGAAGAAGATTATTGGAATCTGTATCTTCATAATAAACAGTGTAGTCAATGCCTTTTAACCCAGATACTCCAGGAATAACCAAATTACTAAAGTCATTTACATCCTCTTCCTTGATTCCGATTATTACACTGATACCATCCCATATGAGCTTTTTAGGGTATGTTAAGGTATCTATCAAAGCCTCATGATTACTATGTTCAACAAAGGTAAGCATCCCAGCACCATCATTAGATACATAGTCAGTATTTTTTATCTTTTCAGACCCAGCTACCTTTATGGAAAAATCATCTGTAGATAAGATATCCTGGACAGGTCTTACTACTACAGTATCCCCTTCTATAGTTTCTTTATCTATAGTCATATTCCCATTAAAGGTTGCATCGATACTCTTAACCTGAACTCCATCAACCATACTATCCAGAAATTTTATATAGGCAACTTTTCTCTCTTCATATGGTGGGATGGGAGACAAAATTTCTGAGCTATTTGTATAGTTGACAAAATAATCCTTAGCCTCTACCGCTTTTTTAAGTTCTTCTCCATTTTTACCTAAGAAAACCTGTAGACTGCTATGTGGGTAAGGTATAGGACTCAAGGATACATCAAAAATTGGCGAGGTATTATTTGATACTAAAGTCTTAGAGGTACTTAGCACTGTAGCAATATCTGGTTTCTTACTTGATGTACCACTTTGAAATTTAAGAGTTATACCTGTATCAAATTCAAAACTATCTGATGGAGCTATAGTAGGATCAAGTATCAGTACACCTGTAACACCCCATTGACTATTATCCTTATCATAAATAATATTAGTATCCGAGCGTTCATACTTTAAACTGTCAAGAGATACTTTCTCTATGGAGCAAATACCTGAGAGAACATCCGGATCAGAATTATTTTCTTTTGTATACTTCTCAATAAGGTATACATCAGTACCATTGATACCTGTTACTGTGTAGGATGTTCTTTCACTATCGAGTTTTATTTTATCGCTATGGGACAGATTCTGAGCACCAGTATACCCTCTAATAACATCACTATTCTGGATAAATGTTCCATACCCATTAAGATCATTCCCTACTAATGAGGATTGAATCAGATATTCTTTATTTATCCCAGTTTCCCCTGTCCTTACAGTAGGGTCATCACCAGGATTTACTTCTATAGATCTTGTAGAAGATGCATTTTTAGTACTGACACGCGCACCACGAACTACAGTATCATCAAGATAAAGCGACTTTAAACTGAAAATTTCTGATCCCATTATAATTCCTTCAATTTATCTTAGTAAACAATGATGGTATCCCTATTACTGCCACAGGACCTACTGGAGGAACTGGGGCTACAACACCTGTCACTATGACAGTAAACCGTACAGAAGATTTAAGATGATTAATTATCCCAAAGGATATTGATTCGCATAGATTAGCTGCATCCCTACCTGTTAATTGCTTTGACAGCATTAACGAGTACATCAAGTTGGATAAAGTTGTTGCGTTAACTGCTGTAAAACTTCCAACACCACCACCAACAGCGATACCTACAGCAGTACCCGTTAATACCATACCCATAAGTATTTGTGCTAAACCATTTGAGATCGAATCAAACAATTTTTTTATATCCCTACCATTTAACTTTTTAGAAGCAGCCTTACTAAGCATCAAACCACTCATAGCTGTAGGAACTATGCCTATCACAGCCATGCTACTTATATTACCTATAGGACCTGCGGTACCGTTAAGTGAACAAGAGACTAAATTAGGTGTTACAAGATACGTTGCTACAGAGGTCCCAACCACATCAGCTAATTTAATAGCATCCCTACCTGTTAAGCTATTTAGTGATAATAGCCCCTGTATTGATGATGATATTGCTTTAGAAACTACAGGCATTACATTGTAGCCTTTACTGTAGAAGAACCCTTCAAGGGTGCCCCCGTGATATAATCATAATGGGTCTTGTTGGTTATAACACCACCACTATTACCCAGTCTACCATTCAAGTTTATTGATCCACCAGATATATTGACTGTTGATGCCTTAGAAGTTTCTATCCCAATATTTAACTGAGCTCCTATAGTAGCTCTACCCGTATTTGTACTAAGTCCCACATTACCTGAGTTAGTACTAAGAGTGATATTACCTGCTCTTGTATTGGCTGTAAAATTACCTGAGTTAGTGGTAAACCTACGGTTTCCTACTCCTGTAATTTCTTCTTCGATATTACCAGTCATGAGTTTTAACTTCTTATTACCCACCTTAGTGATCTCTTCAAGAATATCACCTCTGACAGATTTTATAATCAATTCAGAATTACCGCTGTTAATGAAAGTTTTACGATTACCAAAACTCTCATTTTTTTCTTTAGTGACTTTTTCAGTAAAAGCATCACCAACTATAATATTATATCCGGATCCAATACTGATAGTGGATGCCCCACTTACCTTCTCTATCCTGGCACCTTTTATGGCTAATTTATCTGAGCCGTTTATTATTGTCTCACGAGTGGATTCCACTTCCACACGTTCATTACCCCCAATTTTCTCAATCTTATAATACTTCCTGACACTATCTAATTTTTTATCTTTTTTATCAAAATCATACAGATCAGGTGACAATTCAGATCCATACATAAAAAATACGGAGCTGTTTGTTCTAATATCCATACTTCGGTTACTATAGGGGTTCCCATCACGTTCATTATGAGACCCAATCTGCCATCTTATACCTCCGACAGTATCAAGATCCCAAGAATTAGCATAACGGGAATCTTGACCCCATACCTCTTTCTTGCTCCCACGAGCAAGAATAGACATCGACCTACCTTTACCCAATCCTCCTCCGGTAGCAGCAGGAATGTGCTGAAAGAAATGCCCTTCTTTATCTATCCCGAAGTATGCTCCTAATGAGGGGTTAGTATGATTCGGCTTAAATAGCGTAACAGCGGAGGCAAAGTTATCAATACCATCACCGGATACTGGCTCAAATGAGAAATTCCCAGAATTGTCATCAGGATCTGTAAAAAGAACAGGTCTCAAAACTCTTCCATAATTACCATCATTAGAGTTATTACCTATAAAGTTTCCAAGAGAAAAGATAGCAACAGGTTTTCGGATTGTCTTATTAGAACTAAAATTAACATCGTTTATTGGTTTTACCCCAAAGTCCCTATCATCTACTTCAAGAAGATATTCCACCAAATAAGGATCAGATGCCCCATCAGAATTTTGAGGTCTTATAACAAACGTATCCTTTCCATTGACACGCACATCTTTGAAAGCATTAGGTATTTCATCTAACTCAATAGGACTTATACTATTACGTCGTACTATCCCTGCATTTCTCCATATGCCACTACTAAACACATAATTATTAAGAGAGGTATTAATTATAGCATTATCTTCCGGTCTTAAGATAAAACTATTCCCACAGCTGTCATCAATCTTAAAATAGTCTCCCAATAAAACTTCTATGCCATCTGTAGAACCTAATGATATCCAACCTTCTTTTAGTTTTCTCATCCGAAAAAAATGTTCATTCTTTTCTTGGGTCTTTACATCATCAGGCCATACTTCCACATTTCTATTTTCTAAACCAAAGGCATAGTTTGGCAGGTATGCTATTGGAAAATACTCACCTGTCTGATGCCCCACTAATATGATTGAACCTTCTTCTGGAGTAGCTTGCACAAAACTACGAGTTCCCGAGAATGGTTGTGAGATATCAAGAACTATACCTGATCCATAGCCCTTTCTAAAGTCGACGTACATTTTTTGTCTATCAACATCAACTTTTTTTACGTCCCCGATTAAGAAAGTAAGATTCCCTGGAGCTCTGGCACTTGGAGAAGGAGTCTCATTAGGAGCTATTTTTCTACCTGGTAAATTAAAATAGCCTTTAGGTGTCGTCATATCTACCCACTATGTGTTGAATAATTCTAACTTATATTTTGTTGACTTTGATCTACAGTACTGAGAGAAATACCCATCAAAATTTTTGTTGCATTATCCACATTATTCAATGCAGCTACCCCTGTAGGATTAACCCTATTTGCATAAAGATACGGATTGGATTGTGAATTTTGCTGTTGCTTTACATCATCCAGAGTACTATATATCTCATCCATCTTTTCCTTAGACTTCTGAATAGTAATTTCTTCTTGTTCATTAGTCATGGTTGAGTTATTAGCTACACTATTCTGTATATCATTATTAGCTTCACTACTAACACCGTAAGATGTTGTTTCCCGGACTCCTGAGCTATTTAGTAGTGATCCTACCTCTTGATCTTTTATATCAATAAAGTTAGTAGTATCTAACATCTTATCATTTTTTGTAAGTACAAGATTAGCCCCATACGGAAAAGCCCCCATATGTCGATACCCGAGTTTATCTGTAAAAGGGACACTTTCATCTGTTAGCATGACAAGTTCATTAGCTGTGTAAGTTGCCCCATCACCTGCATCCTTAATCTGATCCTGAGTCCTCTTCTTTATATTGGCACGATCAATCTTCCATAAGCCTAACAAACCAGGACCCTCATAAACTCCATTCTGGGCGGATATTAACTGTTTTCTCCATTCATTTATTGTCTTATCTAAATCTTTAGGCTCTTTGCCTTTTTCAGATATAGAACTAATTTTCTCCTTCAAGATTTCTGTATTTACATTACCTTCATTTATCAACTTAGCTACTTCAGCTTCTCTATCTCGCATCACGCAGGAATACAGCACATCTCCTAATTGAGATCCTGGTACGCCACTATTACCATCATCAAAAACTTTTTCTCTTTTGAACTGTAATGATAACTCAGTAACTGCTGATGAGCCATATGTGAAATTATGATTGATACCCGTCACATAATAGAAAGAATCTATGTGCTCAAGATAGACAGGATAGCCTAGTCTCATTTCTGGTCTTAAGGGTATTGACACACTTCCAGTGTATGCTTGACCATTTCTTCTAGCCATCTCAGCTACAGCTATCATTTTAAGCTGCTTTGCATTCATACCATAGGGTACATTAAGCTGTTCGGATCTTATCCCATATCTCTTGATAGAATCAAAATCAGCGTGAAATCCTGTGACCTCAAGAGAAGGCAATGCCTGATACATGGGACCGGTCACTACAAGATAGTTAATAATAGAATTAGAATCAAAAGAAGCGTTATAGTTAATAATCTCATCTGGTCCTATCCTATAATATGGCACTTTACCTGATGCTACATCGAGGTTATAAAAAGGAGGTTTAAATACTATCTCTCCATTAGTATCTACAAAGAATTCCATGAAGACTTTTTCACAAATAGCTGTAGCTATCTCTAACTTTGAAAATACTGTAGACTCAGCACCAGAGCCAAATAAATCAAACATACCATATGGTTGAACTCTCGACAAAAGACCAAAATCTAAATCAAGCTTTGCTCTTCTATCTGCCTGTTGACCCAATACTGCATCTTTTTTATCAATAAAAGACAGCATTGTATCATTTATAGTTTTAAAATCTACTGGTCCACGTAATCCGTACATTCTAAGAGGAATTTTTTCTAATTGTTTTCTTATAAGATCAGGGTTATCTTCATCAGTCACACCCAAGCCAAAACGATCATTCCAATATTTTATAGCGAGATTAGAAAGTGGACCAAAAGTATCTCTCGTAGGAATAAGAGGAGAATCAGGTAACATACCAGTTTTTGACCATTTAGGGAATACAAAGTTATAGTGTAGAGCCGCACCATTATCACCATGTTGAGTAAAAAATGAATCGACAAATAAAGAGTATATTATCTCCCATGCGGACATCTTTTCAAATACAGATGGAAATCTTATCTGTGGGGCTCCACCGAAAAATGCATCCTGAACACTTGGGTTTGTGGTAATCTTCTGGTATTTCCACCAGCATAAAAAATCTTCACATGTAATACTTAAGGTGAAGTTTCCATCAGAATAATTTTCCTGGACATTAGTTATCATCCCCCAAAATACAGGATAATACCTGGGGACATAATTATACTCTGGCTCAAGGAACCTGCCTTTCATATATATTTTTACTTCCATCATGGGCATAAAAAATGGCACTCTGGTTCCGTTTGGCATAGTGATATAATAATCCTCATGTATCCCCTTATACATAGGAGCTATAACTTCAATAGTTGCTCTTGACGCTCCAGGGGGAGATACAGCAGCGCTAACATTAATAGAAGATATGCCACCCCTTATATCAATATTCTGCGTTGATTTAGCTTCCATAGGAGATAACACTCTTGATGTCAGAGCCCCATTTATTACAACAAACGCATCTGGAGCTAACTTCAGGACATTTCTTCGATAGTTAAACTCATCAAGAGTAAATAACCCTGATTGAACACTTGCCATTATGTTATTTCCTTAAAATTATCATTATATAGTTATTTCATGCTCAGATGGATGCTTAGCTATGAGTGTCAGAAAATCAAGTCTAAGTGGGTCGGTTACAGGGGCATTAAGTGCTCTGCCATGTAAAGTTTTCCACATCTCATCTAATATTGGATTAACCTGAAATTCTGTACAATCTAAATAATTTGGTAAAACCGAACTAATTATCCTCGCACCAAAATCGCAGTGCTGAGGATATTTATCATTATCTGTACCTTCATGACCTATAACATCACCTATTTCTACAGTATCTCCTTTTCTAAGCCTATTACTACTAGGTTCTAAGTGAAAGTACCTTATATATAAAGGTGTCCCGTGAAAATTAGTAGAGACAATTAAGTAATTAATACCCCCAAATAGAGTACTTACCGATTTGTCTACCACAGTACCATTAGTAGCTGAATAGACTGTCCCAGTATGTGTTCTAAAATCGCATTTATTATTAGGATCTCCATGAGGTTCTCCATCTCTCCATCCACGAGTTATTCTAAAAATACCAGGACCTATAAATGCAACACCCTTTTCATTTGTATTGTTAAAAAATTCAAGCTCATTTTTATTCTCTCTATCTGTATAGTTATATAGAGTTGGATTACTAGCCCCACCCTCTGGGAAATATGTATTAAGCTCATTCTCATCTAAGCCAAGAATCGGTGTAAATCCTATGTTTTCACCTTGTAGAGCTAAATGGACTTGATTATCCAGATAATTCCCCTCCATTGAGACATGCCCTTCAGCATCAGGGTAAATAATACCAAAGCTTGCGACTATAAACTCAAAGCTATACTCCATCTTATAGGGACTGGTTGCAAGATCATTAAGAGTAAATGTACTAAATGATCCTATGTATGTCGATCCATCATACTCAATCTTAATGCTATCCATTACATTTATAACTCGGCTACTACCATCTTTAAATAAAGATGGATTAGATGCCCCATCTAAAAAATACCATCCATTATTTTTAAATAATCCTGCTATATCTATAATATTTACAAAGCTCGGAGACCCTCTTCTATACTTATTAGTTAACCCACCTTTACCATTAGAATAAAAGTAAAAAGCAGATGATACCCCAGAAGCTGATATTGTAGGTTGTTGGTTTCCCCAAGCGGAATTCACCCACCCACGCCTGGTGTACGTGTTGCCAACTACCTGCTGCTGACCTATAGTCATATCACGTGGATTAATAAAAAGTGTTAAACTAACTATATCAGTGCACAAATAGGAATTATATATTGATATAGTAAATTCTTTATGATCTGTAGGTATTTTAGCAGCGGTCCTGAGATCAGTAGTATCTGTTTCTAAAGTACTATTTACAACAGAATTAAAAAATAAACTGCCCCCCTGTCTCTCTTTTAATGCTGACAGGACTTCTTTTGTTGTTGTATATTTTTGATTTTCTATCATTATCCTACTGTCCAGATAGTTTTTTCAGATTTAAAAACAGTACTATAAATTAACCTATAGGGATTTGAGGAATCCTCAGTTATATCAAATGATTCAAAATATCCTAAAAAAGTCACATAATCGAAACTTATTCTATTATATAGTCTTTCCCGAATCATGCCTTGTCTAGGGTGATTACCCTTAAAAGAAGGATTCTGGATTAAGAATCTATTCATCATGGTATATTCAAAGATCTCCTGCTCAGATGAAGGAGAAGAGGACATTGTGTAACCATTATCTTCCTGATACAGATATCCATTAGTCCTATAGATATTAATGAGCGCTCTAAGAAATTGATATGATTCAGAAGCACTCCTACCAAGAACAGTTAATCCTTTATATTGATTAGGGTATTTAGGGTCTGTAGCATCTAACTTAACATTAAAGGAATATGTAGATCCTGAAAAATTTATAGAATCTAAATCATCTCCCCAATGTTCCTCAACCCATCTTGTCATCGTGTTATATCTATTAACTATCTTTGATGAGCTTATCACTAAGGATTCGGGGTTTGGAGTAAGTTTAAGAGATTCTATAGTAGATCCATCTTTTAATTCAATATGAACAGGTTTAAGATCTGAATCCACATAGTCTATTATCATTGGATTTTCATTTGGCACTCTTCTCACATAAGGAGGCTGGAATTCAACGATATTAGATGAATTATTTTCTATCTTCCAATTCTTAGTAGGTCCAAGTACGAGAACTTGCTCAAAACCACCCTCTGTGGATAATTCAGATAAGGTCTGAGCCATAATATACTTTTCAAAAAAAGCTGGAGTTATGTTAGCTATTGTTGTACTTTCTTCAGCCATATTGCACTCTATCTTCTTTTCTGTTTTTCGAAGTACATTCTATCAAAAGCCTGCTCAATAGCAGGTCTTATACTTTTTAGAAATTCTTCCGGATTACCGCTTACTGATCCTATATTAATATTAACAGGGATGCTTGGAGCATTAGCACCTTGAGATCTTGTAGGGCTAAGGGATCGCATCATATCTGATGCGGCAGTACCTGCAAATGACCCAAGATCTCCTCCGATACCGGAAGACATGCTACGAGCATTTACTACCACATCTCCTTTACTTAGTAAGGCATACCCACCAGAGGATGCTTTATAATCTTTATAAGTTTTAATAGGTATAATAGGTGGAGTATCCGCTATTTTATTCGAGTCAGTATTTTTGGAGGACTCATCAGCTTTCTTGTCTAAAGATAATTCTACTTTTTTCTCAGAATATTGCAGATAACCTTTTTGATACTCAAAATCTCTCTGCATTTTATCAGCTTCTTTTGCCAACTTTTCAGCTTTTTTATTATCACCTTTACCCTTAGATGATGCAGCTTCTTCCCTTTTTTGTGTTATAGCTTCCTCAGCAGCCCTTTTTTCCTCAAGTATATTTTTTGCTTTACCTAACGCAGCTTCAGATGCTGAGCTTATAAGTTGACCTCCAATATTCGACCCATGTTCTTTTTTTAGTACGTCTTCTAAATGAGCAGCATTTTTGGTTAATCTATCAATTTCTTTTTGATATTCTTCTTTTTTACCTTTATCTGTAGTTTCTTTCTTACCTGCCTCCAAAACCTTTATATCTGCACCAATTTCTTTTAAACCCTTATAGTATATATCCTTTTCAGGATCTTTTAGTAATTCTTTTTCTTTACCACTCGCTTGTAGCCAGCTAAGAATAGATCCTGCTGTTATAGCAGTCTCCACCGCTGCCATAGCAGCACCTTTTTGTAAATCATTACTAGACGCAAGATACTCAACATTTTCCTTAGATATGCCAATAAAATCTCCAATAGTCTTGGTATTTTTTACAATATCATCAATTCTCTTATTTTGAGCATCCATACCCTCATCATTTATCTTGGAAACATTACTCAATTCTGTAAGAGTGAGTGTATTAACATTCTTTTCAATATATTCATCACCCTTATCAACTGCCTCTTGTACTGCATTAGGGAACTTATCCAGATAGTTCATAACTTGGTCTATATCTTTACTGTTTACTTTAGCGTAATCTACTAAACCTGATCTTATAGCAGCCATATTCATCTTACCGTCTGCCGTCATGCCATCTTTAATAACTTTTGCAAATCTCTCTTTAAATCCCTTCTTACTTTCAGTAGGGAGATCAACCATCATTTTCTGAACATCTTTACCCATTTGGAGAATACTTCCTCTTGATGTTTGAAAAGTAGCTAACATCTTTTTAGCATATTCCTCTGATACACCTAAGACAGTCACCATATGATCCATCGCAGCACGATCATCTTTAAAAACATCCAGACCCCCATGACTTTTCATCTCCTTAAAATATGTACTCATTTTAGAACCAACTTTATCAGAAAGCATCTCTAAATATAGAGCCATATTCATAGCATTAGATTTAGCAGCGTGATCAGCCATGGCATACGTTTTTTGTAAAGTAGCAAGCTGATCCTCCTCAGCAGATATTTCATTTTCCAATATCGCTGCTGATTTTTTATCCCCCTCAGCTTTACTCTTAGCTAATTGTTCCCTTTTAGTGCTCAAAGATTCAAGAGATGTCTTTATAGCTGCGGATGAATCAGCAGCCATTTTTTGAAAATCTTTTCTATAGGATTCTACTCCACCGGACATTTCCATAAAAGCAATTTTCTGATTAGAACTCATGGTACCAAATAAATTAGTCATCTCTTGAGCTTGCTTCTGAGCATCCTTAAAACCCATAGCACCTTGTTTTTGAAAATTTTTGAGATTGTTAGATGCTGCTTCCATAAATTTACCATAAAAACTCAAAGCCTCCGCAGCAGCATAAGTAGCTTGATAAAATTTTTGAGATTGTATCCCTGCAATAGAGGCATCATAAGATAAAACTTTAAAACTTTTTGAAGCCTCATCAACAGTAGATTTAAGATCAGTCATCTGTTCCCCAAGCATAGAACCAGCTTCATCCATGGAGACTCCAAAGTCAATCATTACTTTTGCAGCATCCTCTTCAAGGGTACGATAACCACCAGCTACATTCTTCATAACTCCCTGGAGACTCATACCTGCTTCTGAAATTCCCTTAAACATACCAATAATATCTTCGGACTTTAAACCATATTTCAGATTTCTCTTCAAATCGAAAATAGAGTCAGAAAAATCACTCATGGACTTGCCAACATCCTTCATCATTACTGTTGGACCCTGAAGTTGTATAAATGTCTTATTAAATCCCTTTAGAAACTTATCCAACCTGTCTACAACTTTAGCAACTTCTACAACTGCGGAGATGATAAGTCCTATCCACCCCAGTTTACCTAATGACCCTAATGCTGAACCAAGCATCTTCATCATGTTGCCAGCACCAAGAGCACTCTTACCTGTAACATCCATGACTTCATTAAGCTTCCCCAATTCTTTTGAAGCAGCACCATGAGATTTAACAGCACCCATTCTCTCTCCAAAACTTGACTTAGTACTAAAGAGTGTTTTAAGACTACTTGCTTGTTCTGCTCCCAAACCTACACCTTTTCGAGATTGAGCGGCATATTGACTACGACCAATTTCTCTACGCTTATCTTCCCCGAATCTTTTTTTATTAGTCAACTCTGTAGCGCTTTTAGTTAGATCATCCACCATAGGGGCTAATTCTTCTGAAACTTTACTCTTTAGTCCCTCACCTACCAACTTTTGCATCTCTTCATATTGACCTAATTTAGCTTTTAAATCTTTAGCTTCATCTGCATCTAATGTCCCAGCTTTTTCCTGAATATCAATCTGCTTCTTCATTATATCAAGACGTGCTTCTGTAACATCCATAAGTTCTTTAGCAGAACTAATTTTCTTACTATCTAACTCACTGAGTTTATCAAACGTCTCTTTAATTTTCTTACCAGTACCTACTAAAGTTTTTGTTTGATTAACTACAGCGTTTATTGACTTTTCAAAATCTTCTATAGATGTAATATTTCCTCTAATAGACTGTCTTAACTTGGTTAATTCTTTTCTACTATTTTTATATGCATCAGTATCTTTTTTACCTGATGTAATTAATTTTTTCTGATCCTGAATAAGCTTTTTTCGTTGCTCTTTATATATTTTGTGTTGTTTTATAGAATATGCCAGCGCTTTACTGGATTTGTTAAGTTCCCCCGATAATCTCTCTTCTTTAGCTATCAAATCCTTTTGAGCTGAAGCAGCCGCAGTCAATGCATCAGTATACTTTTTTCTAATACCCACACTATATAGAAGGGAGTTGTTAATATTCTTTTCAACATCTAATAGATTACCATAAGAATTCTTTAATTCTGTCAACTTCTTTAGCTCGGCATCTATACTCTTTAGATCAGCCATTTACTTTTTCCTTCATCTCAGGTCTGATAATCCTGGTGCTTATTTTTTTATACACCCGATCTTTAATCTCTGCATCTTCCTTACCAGCCATATATGCACGGTTTTCTGGTCTAATCTTATTTTGTTCTATTATCTTATTAAGCTCTTGAAAAGATATTGGTCTTGACGGTTCCAGTAAATCAAGATCCGATTCCTCTATCTTTTTACGGAAAGCCTGTTGTCTATCTATAATATTCTGCTTAACAGCCTCCGCTTTACTCTTCTGATTCTCTATCCATTGGTCAATATATAAATCATGTTTATCTTTTTTACCATCCATCTGACGGTAGAGCTCTTTTACCAAATCTTCGCGAGATGACAATGGTGCTGTCCAAGTCTCCCTCTTCTTTTCATTTTCCTCTTCTCTTTTTCTATCATACCCGTATTTAAGAATGTCATCTCTAAGCTCTTTAAGCTCCTGTATATGCTTTTCATAATTCTTTGAGAGCATTTTTGCACTCTTATAATTCGAAGCACCTACAATAAGAAGCGTGTTATTTAGATTAGTACCATACTCGTGTTCATCATCCAATTTTTTGTTGATACTAACCCAATTCTCAATTACACTATTAATCCCTATAAGATCTAAACCCCTCATACCTGTAAATGAAGATCTATTATAGGGGTCTATCACAGACCACAGATATCTCGATCGAGGAGAATAACTAAATCCCTCAAGAAATTCTAAGGAATCAGCATAAGTCTGATTCAACTCATTAATCGCTTCGATTACTCGAAGCATAAATAAAGCTGAAGATTTTTTAAATAATTCTACTACCTTCCAAATATTTCTATCTCTTTCCTCTAATAGATTCATACCATCTATTGATATAGTACAAAAAGCCAAACTTAAAAAATTAAATTTCTTCCTATCTTTAGTAGAACAGAACATCTGCATCTGTTGATATTCTCTATCTGATATACTTTTTATTAATAGATCATGACCATTAAATGAAATTCTAACAGATAAAAAACCAAAAACTATTATCCGCTCTATATTTTCATAGGCGTCTTTAACTTCCATAGATTTTTAGCAAGAAGCCACTACCCCTTTAGGATAGTGCGGTAATGCTCACCCTGCCATCTCCTTTCCCATAATAAACTCTTTCTTTTATTCAATAATTTTAAAAACCTTATAGGAGCACCAGAAGCTACTCTGACACCATCTAAAGTTCTCAGGTCAAAATACCCACTATTTCTTCTTCCAAATATAAAGCATTCTTTTTCCTGAAATTTAACCTTATCAAACAATCTAAAACCACCTACTAAATAAGGTGCTTGATTTATCTTTTTCTTCCCGCCTTTTATTATCTTTGCTTTATGAATCTGTCTATTGTGCTTTCTTACTTGTTTAATAAAGTAGTAATCATCTAATCTTTTTACCCCAGGATTTCCTGTAATGCACAGGGCATCTATCCTATGCTCTTTTGATAAATTATTTATTATTCTTGTATTCTTTGTAATATAGCCATATGTTAGTATAACCTTTGAATAGCACTCTCTTAATTTATTATAAAAAGCCCACCGCATTATCCCCATGAATGCTGCATCTCTAAAGGATTTACCGCGTTTCAAATCGAGCTTCAATTTACCTGAATGATAATCCTTGTGACAATCCTCACACAAAGTAATCAGGTTGCTTTGACTATTACCCCCTATCTTCCTTGACTCAATATGATGCACATTTAGCACTTTGTTCTTGCAACTTTTCTTACCGTGGCACTTATAACCATCTCTAAATAGCACATATTCTCGTACGTTCCAAAAATCTAATTGATTTCCCTGTTGATATCCTTCACCATGTATTTCTGGATTCTTAATCCTTTGAATATCAAAACTTGCTACCTCAACAATAACTTTTGTAATTGGTAATATCTCGTGCAGCTTTTCGACAATTTTCAAATGGGTGTTAATTTTGTTTTCTATCGATGGTGCTAACCATCCTTTGTTTTTGCTACGCACCCTGTTTGAAAATCTTTCTTTTCTATATCTTAGTCTATTTCTCCTTGTTCTTCTGTTCTGTCTTCTGGTTGACAATAAATCAACAATGTCCGTCCTTAATTCAACTTCAGCGCTAAATAATTCTCTCTTTCCAGAGATAGCAGATAGCCCAATAGTCTTACTTCCAGCATCAATCCCTAAGATTATATCTTGCTTATACCCATAGCTACCGAATAATAATTGAATTGTAAAAGGCATTCTTTTAATACATTTAGCTTTTCCTTCTTTTAATAACAACCTCGCTTTCCGTGACGTTGTTGGCATTAATGGTTTTCCGTTTTTGTTTAAAATATGCACTAACATAAAGTGCATCTCCTTTCGGAGTAAGTAACCATCGTCAATGTTATAAAGGCTTTTTCCACTGGCAACACTGCCCCTATCCATCAGAACTGTTTAATCACCAACGATAGAGCTACAGACTTGGTTATATATCTGTAGGTATCTTGACCTAAATAACGTAGCCCCTGTTAAAGAGACTTAGACTAATCAATAAGGACTTGGAGTACTCCTACCCTTTAGGGTAATAGGCTATTGATATTAATCTACCTGACTTATGTCATCATCTTTTTCTTCTATCTTTTTAAAAACTATTGGGGCATCTTCCAAAGCAATATCGGCAGTAGATTCAGGCACTTCAGATACTATCTCTTTCGCCTCCATCTTCTTTACTTCTTTTTCTTTCTCTATCTTATCTCTTTCTGCTTTTCTTTGATCGGGAGTCTTATACCATTGAAACTCTACCTCTTCATTAAGGCGGTTATCAGTTTCATCCTTGAAATCAATGTATATCTCAAAAAGTTTTTCTACAATTTTTGGAGGAATCTTTTTTAAGATATCTCTAACATAGATAGCTTTTTCTTTTGTTATTACTTTATCTTCTTCTGTTACCTCTACGATAGTTGGGATACTCTCACCATCTATTCCGACAATGGCGTAAGATAATACTTTTGATCTTGTCTTCTCATAATATGAAAGAGGGTCATCCCCCTCATCAGGATATGCGTTCATCATCTGATCTTGTTCATAGTTAAGAAGAGCAATTTCAAATGATATACCACTAATAACTGCCTTTTTCTTAAAAGTAAGTTTTTCTTCCATAGCTTTAATGACGTCGAGTAATGACATAAATGTCTCCTTATATGAGATATATTTTTATATACAAATGGATAGAATAATACAAGGTCTGTACTAAAAGAGGGATATAGATATAAAGATCTTATTTTATATATGAAAAAATGTAAGATATATTATTTTATTTAAATGTAAAGTAAGTCTCCCTCTTGGAGACCTGACCCTTAAACTGCTATTCCACCACTAGGTTTACCAGTAGTCTGAGCCCCAACAAATATGTTATGCTCAGGATTCGCAATTCTCGATACTGCATTCATATTGAAATAGTCGCCAAGTTCAATATAATCATTACTTGTACTTGCTACAATGTCAGTCACATTGACTGTAACATTCTCTTGTACAAGTGCGGCATCTGCTGCATAAGAGATGCCATAGTCAGAAATCCAGCAACCCTCATAGTATGTTAGAATAGCATCTAACTCACCATTAAGGCCTTTGGCAGTGATACCCGGAGCACCATTACCTCCTGTAATAACCGCAGGAAGACGGCTTATAACCACTTCCTGAACGATATCAAAAGGCCATTTGTGATGGCGAAGAGATCTCACGATACCATCTACCCCACCCTTATATCCGAAGACCTGGAAGATCATTGATAGATATTGGGCGGTACGTGTGATACCAAGAGTCATAGGCTCTGTAGCACCAGGAACCAACTCAGCAATATGGTCACCAAAACCTATACCACGAACAGGTTCGATAGTACGGGATTCAGCCGGGTCAAATGTAGCAAGAACACCGATCTGAAAAGCCGTAGTCTGGTCACCATCAGCTGGGATAGCATAAATCTTGTTCTTAGAACTTATGACCGAAGCAGTTTCGGGGGTAACCCCTATCCGATGGACATAAGTATCCCTATCTCTAGCTGCCATAATTTATTTCTCCTTATGTTAATTACGAAAAAAGTCTGCTAAGCTTCGCAGCTTCACCTGCATCCAGCTCAACTTCATCCATAGACGCCATGAGTTCGATACCATCGATAACTGAAGAAGAAGTAGCATCCTTTTCTTCTTTTTCAGCTTTATCTTCTTCTTTACGAGCCTCTTCTAACTTCTCTTTGGCTTTATCAAGATTGCTCTGAGCTTCCTCAACCAATTTCTCGGCTTCTTCTTCTTTCTTTTCAGCTATCTGCTCAACCTTTTCATCAGCATCATCAGAAGCCTTCTTTTCGCTTTTCTTAGCTTTCTGAGCTTTTTTTAGATCCTCGACATCTTTTGTAGTTTGAGCTTTTGCTTTTTCTTCTTTTCTCTTCTTGATATCTTCAATGCTGGCTTCCTTCTGGACAGCACCATGAGACTTTTCAACCATACCGGAATTAATAGACTTCTCTATGTCAGGAGCTTGTTCCTTCTTAAGAGTAGGAGCTAAAGTGGGTTTATGTGTGCCATCAGGAATCTGCTCTTTGTCAAGATGTCTCCCAGTATCACAGCATACGCTTTTATTCATACCTACAACATCACGAAGTAAATTATCAACGACAGCTTTAGAAGCCTGTTTGCACCAGAACATTCCCGCTGTTTTTTCTGAAGCTTCCACAGACATGGGCATCTCCCCTTCTTTTTTAATTATAATGATCTTTGATTTACCATCCGCACCAGGAAGATCCATAGGTTCACCCACCGGGCCTCCCACTGGGATTATTCCAGGTAAAGGCCCTGGACCCTTACCACACATACATGCATCAGTATCTTCAGATCCGAAGTCTCCGGAAAGAATACCGGTGAATTTATCATCTGCCATCTTATTCAAGACATAAGACATTGCCTTAAGATCACGATTATATGGTGTGTGACTGGCAAAAACGCTTGATAAGCTCTCCAGTCTTTTTGCTAATGCTATACGATCCATAGTATAAATCTCCTTATAATAGTTGTTATTTGCTGTTGTTCTTGATTAAAGACTCTGCCTCAAATTCAAGGTCACCACAATCCAGTTCAAAGGGAACACTGGGCTGTAATATGCCTCTACATCAAGAGTGCTAGGATCTTGATCACTCTGAGTCACAGTAATACCTGTAAAATCAACAATGATCTCTTTCTGTTTTAAAGATTTGAAATATGACCCAACAGAATCTCTGACCTGAGATTGTATTTTTGGGAGATTCTTCGTACCTATAAATCTATCAAGAGATCTTCTAATACCCTGCTGAACAAAGTGCTTAACTTCTACGATTCTAGGATCCCTCGTTAAAGCTGTTGAGGTATCAGATGTCAGATAGAAAAGAATCTTTATGACAGGGGCTTGTTCTTCAAGAACTGTACACCCAGCATTGGCAACCAGAGCTGCATTAACGCTGTCCAGTCTCCGATACAATCTCTTGAATCCTACGATTGTAGAATTGGTCAAAGGAGTTGCTATGTCAGAAACTTGGGAGACATCACGTCCTGCTACTGCAGCAGCGATCATTGAACCGTCAACAACGTATTCTACCTCATTCCCGTAGGCATCTACAATCCCTATGACTGCACCATCCGGATAAATTGGGGTGAGTTTTTCAGTTTTAAGATTCTGGACCATCTGGATAACTTGATCCGATGTTGTCCCAACCGAAAATCCAAAAATACTTGTTCTCTCATTTCTATACCGAATGCTTGATTGAATTGCATTTGAGGTCTTGAGATAACTAATAACTTCAGCATTAGTTGTCAATGGTTGCATCAATGAAGGTCTCAAGCCATTAGGGAGAGGTTCATTGAAAGCATCAATACCTGTGATGTAATCCGCAACAGAAGCATCGGCCCCATTAACAACACGTTTAATCTGCTTCAAAGCCACTGCCTGAGCACCATTTAAGAATGCAAGATTAGCAGCCATAGTCAGCTTATTATTAATATCCATAGGACCAAAGTACCTGGTCACATCTCTCATGTTGGTCAAAAACCGCGCTGTATAGTCGGTCTTAACCTTATCAAAAGAAACATAATACATATCACCAACTGCAGGTTCATTACCAGACTTTACATAAGTGTCAACGACGACTGTATCATCTGTATTATCAACCGCCCCACCACTTGTAGTAGGGACTGCCAAATTAACTCCTGGTATCACCCTAACATTACTTGCTGCAGCAGTAATGTAAATTTTTTGAATAGCATCTGATACGGTAGGGTCACCAATATCGTATCTTACTAAAGTTCCTGCACCTGGATTAAATACACCAGAGAAAGTAATCCGGAATCCTGTAGTAGGATCAATGTATGTCTTACCACAATGTCCGATATTCTGATTGTAGGTAATAACTGAACCTGTTTTACCAGGAAGAGTAAAACCTGTACCAAGAAGTGACGTAACTGTAAATGACCCTGCGCCATCAAAAGTACATATAACACGTTCTACTGATCCTTTAAGAGGATCAACTTGGAAGTTAGATGCCCCGGCACCTGGATATATTGGAGTAACCGTCCCACTGATATATTTAACCTCAAGTGCAGTACCACTGACTCTTGACGAGATTATGTACTTTCCAATACCTGCACCACCGGGAACTTTATTAGTCATCGTCCATTTATCATCGAGAAGAAGATTCTCAAAGTATGTTACGAAAACTATTTCTCCTGTAGGCTGATCTGGAGATGTCGACAAAGTAATAATATTACCGACAATCTTAGTAACAATCTTCTGTCCTGCAGCATATGCAGCTGCCCAGTCAGTCCCAATATAAACTTTGATATTAGCAGGATCTTCTGTCCAAACACCTAATCCCGACCCATCAACTGGCATTGTTGGAAGTGCAAAGGACTTATTACCCGCAAGGTTGATTTGCTCACCATTAGCATTAACTTGAATAACACCACCAACTGTGTATGGACTTGCTGGAGAAGCTACTCTTCCAAAGACAGTGGTATCAGCGAGTGATACAGAGGTATTATTTATAAGGGGCACTGAACCCGCAGTAAATAACCCCTGAGCAGAATGAAATGAGTGTCCCCAGTGAATTCTATTAGCACCGGCGAGTACACAATCTTCACCAATAGAAAAGTCATTAGTATCCTGGCTCAAACCAACTTTAACCAACTGTTCAACTGATGATGCTGGAAGAATATCATAAGTATCCTGCCAAGTATTTGTGAAATAGGTAACTGTCAGAATTGACAGAGCAGCAGGAGCTGACTGAAGAGTGAACATTGCTTCTGAGCCATTAAGATGTGTAACAGCCACTTCCGAGCCATCCACCTTAACCTGGAACACCCGTACCTGACGTTCGTACTCATCCCCGACTACTAACGGATCAGGATTATAGAGAATAGTGGTTACACCATTGATATCTGTATCAACAGCAGATCTTCCACCATTATTACCTTTTACAATACGATCACTTTTTACTTTGAAACTGGTAGTCGTACCATCTACTTGAACAGAGATATCCTCATTTTCAATGTATGTATCACGACGTTTGAAGTAATAATTAGCTCTCACTTCATCACCCACTATAGGGATCTGAACAAGAGTAACTTCTCCAGTAAGACCGTTTATAGCATTAACTGCAACGTTAAACCCGTTGATTGATACTATAACACTCCCAGGAGTAGTGGCTACTTTACCACTTCCATCACCCGTAACGATTGGAAAATTTTCAACCGTAAATGTATTTTCCGTACCCGTGAATTGAGGACTGACATCTTCGTCAAGTATAAGATTATCAGAAATAGCTGATGATCCTCTTACCATCTCAAAATTGCCAATACGAACAGTTTCAGCGGACACGCCCACAAAGGCTGGTATACGTATATCACCAGCTGAGGTAACTCCCGCAGCTTCGGTGTTAGTTCTAGCGTATACACCTGGAAATACGAAACTTTCTAAAGGTCCCATTGCCATGTGTCGTTCTCCTTTTTATACCGTAAATATTTTTTCATTGATCTTATTTGTATTTTTAAAATTCTTTATATAAGATTTGTTCATATTATTTAATGTGTATATTAGAAGAGTATTATCTACGATACCGGGACCAAGACACTTTAACCCTCTGTAATAGCGCCAGATGATTCAAACTGCGGTATACCCTTCTTCACTCTATCAGACCTATGTTCCTGTAATGCTTCTGAATATTCTTTTCTCAACGTTCTTTCTTTATTATCTCCCAAGTGCATTATTGGACTATATTTACCATCCACATCTTTGGGGATATTAACCTGCTCAGGAGTCTTACCCTTCCATCTCTTCTGCTGCCGTGCTTCATATCGACCTTTCCACCGCTCATCATAACCTTCCCATCTTTTTTCAGATACTTTACCAACGACTTTATCGATTTCTTTACGAGTAACTATTGTATCTGTTTTAGGGTTCAAGTCACTATGTACACCAAATAATGATGCCACTTTTCGTTCTGAATTAGTGCCGCATCTCTTACAAGATTGCTCAGCATCCCTATTCTTGTAGGACACCAATTCTTCAAACTCATGACCGCAACCAGCGCATTTAAATTCATACAAAGGCATAAATACTCCTGTCTTATGTTATATATGATCTATAGGTAGAATACGTATTAATAGATTATCACCACTTAATGGGGTGCATCATACATACCATGGATATTAAAAGTATCTAGGATACCCAATTTTTGGATAGGATACCTCAAAAATAGTCCTACTCGGCTTTAGCATCAACTCAAGAATCCTACCCTGATTTGTTACAATATATTCTTTCTTAGTAACATATCTGTAAACCTTAGTATCAAAATCAACAATTTCAGTCAAGAAAGGAATAAACTTTTTCCATTCCGTCATGATCTGAATATTTATACCATGATGATAATACAAATCTCCTGTATTCTCATCATAAGGTTCTTCCGATTCTCCTGTAGCATCCATTTCTTCAATGGTCAATCCCTCATCGATTAATAACAAGCGACGATTTCCCCATATATCTTCTATTAGATGATCCGTAAGATCCGCCAACTGCTTAGGATCACGTGCCACTACATCAATTTCAAAAGACATCTTATAATGACCGCTATTCATATTAGCAGCAGCTTCCCGCTGAGGATATACTATAACGACTACCTTATCCCCTACAGTTATCTCATTACCGAAAGAAAGGATAACTCCTGGAAGAGCCTCATTCACATAATGAAATTCACTCGGGATACTAAAAGGACCCATGGTGTTGCCCACCCAGCGGTAATTTGCGTACAGGGTTGTATTTATATCAAGAGGCTGTAGAAAGGTTATAAGCCCATTCTGATCTATTGTATAATCTGTGTTTTTTTCAAGGTATAGCTTAGTACTGGCATCCATCTTCTTAGTGTATAGAATATCAAAATCACCATATAGATTACCATTTAATAACTGTGCTGTGAGCTCGGTACCCATGGTCCTATCTATAACTTTCTCAGCCTTAATAACATAAAAAGGATCAATCACAAATTGTGTAAGAGAAATTATTTCAATGTAATATCGTCCCGGAGGAGTTAGGTTACTATAATAATAGGACACCAAAAGCTGACTCCCTAATACCGGAGCCATAGGTAAAGAAAATACTCCGCTGGCACCATCTAAGAATTCTGGAAGAACAGGTTGACCATCTAAAAGAACAGAAATCTGCCGAAAGTTATCCGCTACAATTGTATTATTATACCCTGATAGAATAGGCTTTCTGGATGTATTAAAAAAGCGGTTAGTACCATACAAAGCCGTCCCAGTTATCTGTGATGACAGGTCTTCCTTTTCTTGGTATCTCGTCAAGTTATTAAAATCTTCCCATACCCAAGTTAAAAATTTTCCTTCAAAATTCTCAGCATGAGCCATCATAACATGACTTTTCAATACCCCAGCGTGATCATCAGCGGATAGCTTTATCCTTGATGATGAAGCATTCTTAAGCACTATTGCCATCTGTAAACGCTCTTTATATGGGAATTTATGAAAAACCTGAACTTTTTCCCTGTATACCTGATTCCTCTGAATTGAACCAGTAAGCTCATCCATGATACGGGATTTGACGACTCTTAATAAATTATTTTCCATAAGTACTCTTTTACGTTATAGATGATAACAGAAAAAATCTATTAACCGATTATTAAAAAAGGCTGAGAGAAATTATCCTCCCAGCCCCTTGCATAAAACTGTTCTTTCGCAAACAGCTTTAAATTAGTCGTTCATAGCAGCTATTAATAACCCTTTTGCTACATCTGCTAAGGGATCAGCTGCCATACGAATTTCGGAGATATTAATAGGGAAACTATTCCGTTCTTTCTCAAACTCCTGCTTGAAAAATTCAAGGAAATTCTTGGCTTTTGCAGTACCACCACTAATGATCCATGGGATCTGGTCTGGAAGCTCAATCTTACCATTATCCTTCTTGAATTCTCTTTTTATACTATCTATCACGTAATGTATAAGATTCTTATAATATACAACAATAGCCTCTCTTTCTCGAAGCTGCTTTGGGTCTCCTTCATTAGGATCAAGAAGATTTACTCCTTTTTCCTTTATCGACATTAAACGTGTAGCAGTGCTACCTACAGCTTTTGCTGCTGATTGGTCAACCCAATCACCACTACGTGAAACGGAAAAAGACATCCCCACCATGGTCTGAAAAACCAAAGCAGTATTCACCATTCCTGCACCAAAACTACTTGCCAGTGCAGTAAAACCCTCAGAACTCGCATTCGCGTACACAATTGCTGCCGCTTCATTCATCGCTGTAGCTTTATACCCAAAGGATTCTATAATCTTTTTAAAAATTGCTTCATGATAAATAATATCCATATCTTTGTCAATGGATTTCGCGGGGACAGAAAAGAACACAGACTCATTCTCAACTTTAGGAGAACTGAGGATATTCTTTAAAAGAATTACCAGCATCTTCTCAGCGTCATGTTCTCCTGAGGATATTACCCCCTGATTTAGAGGTCTCCGGGCTTCTTTCTTAAGAAGATTTGCAATACTGAGTGCGGGTTCCCCTACTATATAAATAAAATCTTTTTCCTGTACATAAGAAACATTTGACATTTTAAGCATATTCAAAATAGATTGATCTGCTTCAACATCCAAGAAAGCATCCCGGATAGATTTAATTTCCACGGATGCATTTTCATTCTTAATATCCTTTGTAGCACTTACTAAAAAACATGTTCCTATGTCAAGTCCTACTGCCATGTCAACCTCCTAAATTATGTTGATTTAGATTTCAATTCTTTAAGTTTTCTAAGAGAATCAGACACACTATCTCCGGAATCAATTGTACGTACTTCTAATTTTATATGAGAATTAGCATCCTCTACCCTAATATTAGGAATATAAACATCTTCTACCCGACGATTATCTTCCTGTATAGATACAGACTTCCCACCAGATCTATTAATGATACCCTCAAGCTTTTCAAGTAAGCCATCGCTCTTGTTACTTTGCATTCTCGATTCTATATTTTTTAAAGCTTCTTGGATAACCGATAAATCAATAGAAGCGGGATTTTTCTCCAACTTCTCAAGTCTATCTAATATAACAGCCAGGGCATCATTATTCTGTGAGGATGGAGAAGAAAGATTGGATTGACTTTTTATTACACTTTCTAAGTCCCGTATTTTTTCTAATAATACTTTTACTTCCGGAGATGATCCAGGTTCTGGAGTTTTAGTCTCAGAAGGTATAATAGAAGTATTGATATCAAAAGATCCTGTAGTATCTTCTGACTTCTTTAGAACTATAAGAATCTTACGTTCGATTGCACGTTTTAAATCAACAGAACTTTCATACTGAGAATCTGTGTAAACCTTCTGCTGCTTGTAGTATACGCAATCATTAAGATCTTTAAGTTCTACCTTCTTTGGTGAGTTTCCAATGACATAGAACATATTTTTTATTTTATTTAGATATTATACGTAAATAATGTATTCGATATTATACGGAATACTTTGCAACTGATCTCCAGAAAGCATCTTGAGCTTCCTTAGGAATTTTTTCAAATTTAGGAACATTTCTCTTGGGTATTTCTACGCCTTTTTCCTCTATAGGTGTTTCTTCTTCAGAATATCCATCTCCTACAGATCCATCCTCCGGAACAGTCTCTTCTACAACTGGTCCATCTTCAGGAGTTTCACCGTCTGTTGGTATTGCATCACTTTCAGGAGTCTCTTCACCTATTGGTGCAGTATCATCTTCAGGAGTTTCTTCATCAGTAGGTGTTACATTACCTTCAGGAGTTTCATTATCTCTGGGGGTTTCATCACCTTCAGGAGTTTCACCATCTATCGGGGCTATATCACTTTCAGGAGTCTCTTCACTTTCAGATTTTTGTTCTTCATCAGGAGTTCCATCATAATCTGAGATCTCTGTGGTATCGTCAATCTTACCCTCTTCAGGAGTTTCTGAAACATCCTTATCTTCTTCAGGATTCACAGCAGTCATAGGGAGAGTTCCATTAATAATGGGAGGTTCATCTGTTTCAGGTTTGATTATATCAGAAGTCTCATCAACCTTATCAGTTCCCTGATCATCCACTGGTTCAAATATATCAGCACCGGTATCTTCTGTATCTTCAGCCTCTACATAATATTTTTCACTTGAGTCTGTAGGTACATAGGACATCTTACCACCACAAGCCACGCATGTTACTGCATCATTAACGGTAACATTAGCAACACGTACAACATTATTTTTTTTACCGGAAATTTTACGTTTTGTATTAATATCCAATAACGATGATGTGTGATTGCACCCATCACAAACAAAGAATGTATTGTCCGCAGCTTCTTTCTCAAGATCATTAGCAATCTTAAGTAATCTCTCAGCGGCAAGTTTCATATTCGATCCCATGGAAAGACTCCTTTGAGGCAAAATAACTTCTGATAGATTT